CACTACTATACACCTCTTCAGTTCGTTCGTAATTTGATATTCTAATTAAAATTTGTTTTTTACTTGGGAGACATATAAATTTAACCTCATAATATTCGTCATAATCGTTTCCCGCAAATCTAGCAAGATATTTATCAAAATAGGTTTGAAATATATCTTCAAATAATTTAACAAAATTTCCAATCATTGGAATTTGTTTTCCATTAAACCAAAAAGCATCATCATCATAATTAGATTCTAAATGTTTACTGTATCCCAATCTTTCGTATAGAACCCCATCATTATCTTTATCATCAATTTTACTTAAAAATCTAAATAATAAATCAAATTGTTTTTTTAAGGATTCATCAATTTTTACATAATTATTCATTTTTGTATAATAACTCATATTATAATTGTATTTCTAATTTATGGTGTGATTCACGAAATTCTGATGTATACCAATTGTGTTCTATCGTTATCATATCTTCCGTTATTCTTACTATACCACGACTACCCTCATCATTCCCCCAAGCTCCATAAAAAGTACTAAGTAATTCATTAACAATTTCTTCTAAACCATCATCCAAATCTTCTTCATAACCATCCAATTCCATAGTTTCATTAATATATCCGTCATCACCACTACCTTCATAGGTAACCTTAATTTCACCCTCATAATCAAACTTTTCAAATACCTGATCTACTACTTTTTTAAAATCAGGATATTCATTTAAATTAATTTCTGATTCACTACCTTCAACATCTGACCATTTTTCTTCACTGATTATTATAATTTTTCTTTCTTTAGGGTAAAAATGAAAAGTTATAATTTCATAACCTGTAAAATCGTCATAATTAACTCCTTTCATTGGTTTGTATGTTTTAAAATATTCTTCAAGGTAAGGATCCACAATATCATCAACATATGAACTTAATGGTTGTGGTAAATTGAAGTAAGATCCTGTATCCGTAGTCATACCTCCGTCAACATTCTCAATCTCACCTTCATACACATCAACATCTAATGATGCTTTATTTATATTTAATTTACCTAAAAATTTAAGTAATAGTTCTAATTTCTTGTCCATTCGTGTTTTATTTATAAATACTATTAATCGTTGAATTCTAACTTAATTGTTTTGATCATCCATAAAGGTTTTTCTTTTGCCTTCATTGCAATGATCCAATCTTTTGCACTTGGTATATGGTTATTACAATCTTCCTTTACGTGTTGTTCTCCAAGGTATCTTGTGTATACCACCTTATCTTCACTATTTGTAAATTGGGATCCAAAGATCTTCTCACACTCAAAGATACCTTCTGAATGATGTCTAAAAATTCTGTGATCAGAATGCCCAATCCACGCCTTGGTTTCATCAAACCAGTTATGAATATTAATGTATTCTTCCCAAGTTCCCCCGAATTTCTTTGCCGAACTTTTTGCGTGTAGTATTGGATGTGCCATAAATTTTTATTTTTATAAGTATAATATAAAACAAAATGATATTGTAGATATATTTATATCATTATGGATCAATTAATAAGGTATATAATTAAAGAAGAAACTGAAGAAAGTATTTTTTCCCCAATGGAAATTCGTTTATTCAAATTTGTGAATAAGTTTAAAAAGGAACTTGGGACTGAAGATAAAATGAGGAAGTTTTTTGAAAACGCAATTCCTTCATTTAATTTACCAAAGGGTTCTGCAGGTAAATATCATTTGATATACACACTTAATTATAGACCTGAAGGTGATTATGAAAATGTGACCAAATCAAATTTTCAAGATCCAAAAATTGGCAAACCACAAAGAACAACAAACTCCAACGCTAGACAATATAGTAAAGAAAAAATACCTTTTAAAGGATCTAATCTTGAGGGTTATTGGAAGATGACTCGTGATAATGAATGGGCATATATTATAACGTCATATGGTTGGTATCCAATATATGTTTTTAAATATGATAGATGGTTTCAGATTAGAGATACGTATTCTTCTTCAACCGCAAAACAAATAAGAAATTCAGATCCAGTAAGTTATAATAGTGATTTAGGTGTAATGGCAATTAATGTTGATAGAAATGAAATTGAAAAGGTCATATCAGGTAGTTTGAAACCTGAAGATTTATTAACCACAAGAACCGATAACTTCATTACTGATATGAAGAAAAAACAAAGATCAGGTGAATTAACAACATTTAGAATGGGTTGGAACCCACGAGCAAGAATTAAATTTAAAGTTTCAAGTGTTAGGAAAGTTAGAAATGGTTATAAAATTCTAATTGATGTTGTTGATGTTGATAAATTTGATAACAATAAATTAGATAGAGAATCAGGTGATTTCTTTGAGGGTGGTATCGTTGGTATGGACAAAAATCTAATTAAAAAATATATGAATGATTACTTCAGTCAATTAACAAGTCAAAACTTCCAAGGTTTAAATAGTGATTTCTATAATATAGATGTATTGTTTAGAGGTAATTAAATGATCAATCAATAAAAGTTATATTAAAATCAACATCAATATTACCTACAATCTTTGATAGGAGAACATATATTTTACCATCCTCATATTGAATTAAATCATCCCAAATATATTCTGGAACATCATGTTGAAGATGATAATACACGTTATCGTCATCTTTTTCAATTTTTTGAATGTCTAAAATGATTTCCGCTTCATAATATTTAGTTTCTTCTGAATATGTGACTTTAGTTCTATCGGATAATGTATATGTAATTACAATGTTTGTTGCATTATCATCCCAATCAAATATTACATCGTGGTATGTTTGTTCTCCCGAATATAATTTTTGTATTAATTTTTCAAGAGCATTAGTGATTTTGTTTTGTTCCATACATATAAATATAAAAGTCGGAATAAATCCGACTTTTTTTTATACCAATCCGTAAATTTCTTTTTTATCACCTAAGAGTGATTTGGCTTTATCAACCGCCTCATCTTTGGTTTTCATTCCCTTATCAACCAATTTCTTGGAGTGATAGATGTTGTAAACCGTAGACCCTACTTCAGTTTCTGTAGATCCAGGTCTACGATCTTTCTTTGGTTTCATTGTGTCCTTTGCATAAACATCGTAAAAACCAACTTTACAAATGTAGCGTCCTTTTAATCCTGATTTTGTTGCCATTTTTTCTTTTATTATTTAGTTAAACATTTCTACAAATATAGTATTTTATTTCTGATCTATCAAAATAAAATTTAAAAATTTTCTAATTGTTTTGATAATCTTTTTTCTTTCAGGGTCGTTTTCATTCATATCGTAAATATAATCGGTTACATCATTTTCATATAACATAATAATAATACTTCTTTCCATATCTTTTTTTGACATATAACCTGTAAACCCATAACCAGGTAACCCTTCAAATCTGTATTCCTTAACTTTTAATGGTTCCGTATCCTCCCAATTACCACCTAACTCTCTTTCAATAATTTTGATTCTTCTCAATAAGAAATTAAATAACTTGTGATCAATATCCTCGTGTTGATTTAATATATCGTTTTTATCATCTTCAATTAACAATCTATTTTTCATAACATATAAATATCACAAAAAATCAATTTCATTTGTGATTGGATTCCACTCAATTTGCCAAGGAGTATGTCCGTATAAATAACTTTCATTCAATACTGACGCATTGAAGTAGTGAGTGTGCCCATCAAAATAGTGACCATGACCACTATGGATATGTCCACAGATATGAATCTTAGGTTTAATCTTTTTAATTCTGTCTGCTAACAACTCACAACCCAAATGTATCCCTCTGCGCCCTTCAACATCATCCAACAATCCCCAAGCTGGTCCGTGAGTGATTAAGATATCAACATCTTCAGGAATCATATCCCATTTAGCTTTTAACTCTTCACCATTTTTTTGTAAGTTAAATGCCCATTGATAGAACTCAGGTTGCCAAGGACTACCCCAAATTTTAACTTCAGGTTTATCCCCATCTTGGATTGTTATCATTTCATCCTGAATATAATTAATAGTTTTATAACCTGACAATATTCCGTTAACTTTTTCTGCGTTGTTTTGGAAACCCCAGTCGTGATTTCCCGCAATAAACACTTTATGATCATAGTTATTTAAACCATCATACCATTTTGCAAATTCGGTAATTTCGTGTTCGTATCCCATTGATGAAATATCACCTGCGTGAAGGATTATATCACCTCCAAGTAAATCACCATTTAACACTTTGTGTTTGTTGTGAGTATCTGATATTAATGTTAATTTGTATTTCATATTACAAATATACTATATTTTTTTACACTTTCAAACCATTTTCAATAATTTCATCAATTCTTTCATCATTATCTAACCAATCACCATCTTCGGTATGTTTTACACCATTTTCAATGATATTATCAACTCTACCACCACGTTTTCCACACATACTTTTGGTATCCTTAACCCCATTTTGAATGACATCTTCAACAAGGCGCCAGAGATTAAGGTGTTGTCCGTTGGTGTGTTTCACCCCATTTTGGATGGTATCTTCAACGATCCACATCCGTTTGTCGCTATCATCAAGGTAGGTGCGTTTTACACCATTTTTAATGGTGTCTTCAACTGAACACGACGGCAAACGTCCACAGGCCTTGGTGTGTTTCACCCAATTTTGAATGGTATCTTCAACCTTTGGTTTATTTAAAAATCTTGATTCAAACCATTTGGTGATATATTCATTTCTATCACCACTTGTATTAATTCCCAATAAAGAAAATATGTCACTAAAAAAAGTATAATTATACCACAAAACACCTTGATCGGTATATTCCAAAACCCAACGTTTTTTATCGGTAAAAATTAACCAAAGGGATCCTTTGTTATTGTATTTATCACAATCAACAATTTTTCTATCAATCAGTTTAAAAACAATTTTTTCTAAATTTTTCATTTTAACTTATAATTCTAATTTCACTTTCTGTTTCAATTACCACCCTTGCGCCACAAGATAACAATGGTTTTTCATCACCACTTCCACAATAGATTATCTTGCTTGGACCAAGAATTTCAACCTCATTACAATATGTGTTTTTCTTTCCCTGTTTAATTGTGATAACAGGAAGATCCGTGTCCTTTGTTTTATTGGACCTAATGTGATGTTGGTTGACGTGGATTCTTGTTTTTGACATTATGTTTTTTTGATATTAATTGTTATTCCCGCTCTCCCATACGATATTTCATATGCGTTAAATCTATTATCATTAATAAACCCATACGGTTTAAATCTAAAAACAATCACATCATTACCTTCAAACCAACCGTGAACACAATTTGTTGCGTAATCAATTGATGGACTTTTAATTAACTCTGATTTCCAAGGTTCGGACATTCCTTCTTCAAATTCTTCTGGTGATATATGTATTAACATTTTTTTTTTAACTTAAATAATTTGACATATTTTTTGCCGCCACGAATGCTTCTTCCATTGTTTCAATTAACTTTGAACCTCTTAACTTAAATGGTATAACATATGAAATGCCGTCAGCATCCATCCATCTTCTACCCAACTCATCTTCAGTTTCATAAAGTTCATTGTATTTTGTTTCCCACTCGTTCCATTGTTCTTCATCGTAATCTTCTTTGACTGGCTCGTAATCCCCATCAAACAATCTATCACCAATTTTAAACATCTGTCCACCTCTATGTGTATATCCATACATTCCTTCAATTACAGGATTGTCTGTTCCATATGTTTCAGGAGTAATAACTGCAGCAACTCCGTGTGGGTAATCTTCATCAACAATCAATTTATTTTTAACATACCAACGAGCATCATCTATTCTTCCAATTAATGTTCCATCAGGTGATAAAAATGAATTTTCCAATTTGAAATTATCAGGACCGAATGTATGTGTCCCAATTTTTCCTCCCGTTAATCTTTCAATTTCTTGGATTTCTTCTTGTGTTATTTCTTTTCCTTTTTCTTGCATATTCTTAATCAATTACATCAGCCAAATATTGTCCTGAATCAATTTTAATTTTATGACAACCTTCTTGATTGTCCATTTCATCCATCCAATTATCCCAATTTTTATCCAATAAGTCAACAAACGCATCGTTATTACCTCTGTCCTTATATCTTTGGATATACTCATCCTTGATGTCTCTATTTGGATAAACCAATACATAAGGTATTCCTCGTTTAAGAAGTGCGTCTCTGACATCCTTATGTGATGATACAAGAATCTTATCCACCTTTGGATCTTGAATGTTTCTTTCAATGTGCTCAATGTAATTTGCTGGAAAGTTCTTCTTGTCAAATTTTGAGCTATCACTATCCAATACATTTTTATCTGTGGTGTTAAAATAAGTTGTTTTCCCTACACCTGGGAATGCTGAATATACTTTTGTTATCATTTTATTTATTTTTTTTTATCTTTTTAACGGTTCTTTTTTAAAGAAATATCCTGAAATATCCATATATCTCATCACTTCTTTATCACCTTCAATGGTTGTTGTTCCATTTACAGCCTTTAACATTATTATTTTATAACCAAAACAATTTGACAACCATTTGATAAATTTTACGTGTATTCTTTTCATTTTATACCATTTTTTAATTTATTTATATAACCTTCAAGTAATACCATCTTTCTTCTAATACCAATCTTATCCATATCCGCCAACATTTTCAAGTAATCGTTTAATTCCTCAAGTTGTGTTTGTGGTTCAACTTCCTTTTGAATTTCTAAGTCGGGAAATGTATTTTTAATTGCGTTCTGTTGTCTGATTGGCATATCACCATCTGATAATTGTGGATCATCCCACGATGTGTCTCTATTCATAATTTTTAATTTGATAATGGCATTTTTATGGTTGGGTGTGATTGATAGTTTTCAACAACAAAATCAATGTTATCCAAATGTGTTAATAAAGTCAAATCTTCAGATAGTGATTTGTAAAATTCATCTGTCTTCATATGTTTCAATGTTGGTAGTGGATATGGTTCTCTTGTTAATTGTTCCTTAACCCCATCTATTTGATTAAGATAAATGTGACAATCACCCATATTGGCAATCAATTCGTCAGGAACCATATTAACCATTTTTCCTATAATTTCTAATAGTAGTGCATATGAACTGATATTGAATGGAGTCCCCAATGGTAAATCTTGGCTTCTACAATTATACATTAATGAGATTGCTCGGGTTGGGATTCCTGCTTTATTGTATTGTTCTTCTTTAGACCAGTCATTCATCATAAATTCATAACCCCTTTCATCAAATATTCTATATCTTTCTTTCTCACTCAACTCTCTTGTATAAACTTGAAATCCATAATGACAAGGAGGAAGAACCATTGAATCCAATTCTCCAACATTATAAGCATTAACCATAAGTCGTCTACTGTCTGGGTTTGTTTTAAGGTCGTTGATTAGGTTTTGGATTTGGTCAATTGATTTTTTATCATTTAATACTCTATCTCCTAGTTTTAATCCAGGCCAATAGTCCCAACTTCTCCACTGCTTACCATACACAGGTCCGAGGTCACCCCACTTCTTAGCAAACTCATCATCTGTCTTGATTTTGTCGATGAACTCTTCCATAGTCATTAACCTAGTACAATTTTGGTTAGGGTCATCAACATGAACACTATAATCAGGTTCTTCAATAGACCCTACAATTTTACAATAGTTCTTATATGCATCACCATCCCAAATATGACAATTATTATCAACAAGGAACTTGATGTTTGTATCACCACGTAAGAACCATAGTAATTCAGTCACCATAGTTTTCCAAGCCATCTTCTTGGTTGTAAGTAATGGAAACCCATCACTCATTTTGTGTCGGATCTGTCTTCCGAATACAGAAAGTGTTCCCGTACCAGTACGATCCATTTTACGGGTACCATTATCTAAAATGTCCTGTAATAAATCTGTGTATTGTTTGTCTAATTTATTCATCTTCGTTTTTGTTTAGTAATTTACGCCCCTCTCTCCATATTGGTGATCCATAATAATAAACATCGTTAATGATATTTTCAATAAATTCCTCAAGTTCTTTTATTCTTTTATCTTTTTCTTCGTCACTCATAACTTTGGATTTTTGTATCGTTGTATGTTATTGTGATTAGTTTGGTTGGAATATTATGTAAATTCATCCAATAATGAATTACTTTATCTGTAAATGGACTTATGTCACCAAAACCACAATCTTTATGTCCATATTTATTTAATGCAGTGCCGTCATATTGTTCTGGAGTTAACAAATTTTTACGGTCTTCCCAACTCAACTCTCGTTCTTCAATCTTTAATCCCCACCTTTCAGAGAACTCAGGATTATTTTTAATCTCAAATAAAAACAATTCTTTTGATGGGATGTCCTCATAACCCACATACTTGTTTGTGTATTTGTTATACACCTCATCAATGATTTGATTGGATCTTTCTTTTGTGATTTCTTCAAGTTTCATTTTCACTTTTTTATCTATTTCAAGATCATTGTATTTATCCAACCAATCCGATATTACCTTATTTTTCTTCATAATGTTCCAACTGATTTTCGTTGAAGATGTGTAACAATCCGTATTCGTCCATTTCTCCGATCACACGAGTTTCACCACCGATTGTTTCAAATACACCTACGATTGTACAAGGAAATTTATATCCTTTTGGTTTATGCACTTTATCACCAACCTTAAATTTTGTTTCAGTTTTATTAATGATACCTTTTAGTCGTCTGATTTCATCAATCACATCAGTTCCCAATTCAATCTTGGACATCATTGACAAATCTACCGTTTTTTGCTTGTTCTTTATTCATCTTTGTTTTTATTTAATTGTTCAACATAATCCATAACCTCATTAATGTTGGGGTACCCATCATCTAAGATTTTATAGGACATTTTTTTATAATTTCTCCATAATATCCATAAAAATCTTTTTTGAATTACCCAATATTTTATGTAATTAGATCCACCACCATACTCAAACCTATAAATAATTTTACTCATCTTTGTTTAATCTTCTTTCAATTATAGATTCAAGTTCTGTTATTATTTCTTCCTCAATGTCATCATCCAAGTTATACCACCAATCATCAAATCCGTCGTTTCTAACATATAATGCATCTAAAATTTCTAAAACACATTTTTTGATTTCTCGTTTACTCATCTTTGTTTTGGTTTAATAGTTCTTCTATCATTTGATTCATTACTGTTTTGTCTTTTTCAAATTCAAATAAATCTTTAATATACTCTATTTGTTCATCAATAGACATATCATCCGTATTTGTTATTATAGAATGATCAATCTCTTTTATTTCAGAATATATTATTCTCCCTATTATTGGTGGTTCTTTACTCATCTTTTCTCACTTAATTCCATATATCTTTCAACATCACCAGGTTTATCATATCCTTGTGTTACAACATATTCAAGGGTGATCAGTTCCCTATATTCCTCATTGGTTAAATTACCTCGTAGTTCCTCAACTACTTTATCGTAGATTTTATCAAAATTGGTTTGTCTATTAATTTTTGTCATATACGTTTCTTCTTTGTTCCATTTTACTAAAACCTTTAATTTGTCCTTCGGTTAGATTTTCAATCCATTCCTCAAAATATTTTCTGTATTTTGCATGATTGTGTTTAACCCAAATTTCGTGTAACCATTCGTAAAGCTCTGATGTCATCTTTTTAATCTAAACTGTTTGGTAAATAAAGTAACGTCGGATTTTTCTTTTGAATATCAGGTACGTCACCAAAATGTTTCATCCTATCGTTGAATTCCATTACATCAAACTTTTTTGTTATGAAGTGGTATCCATTTTTAGTTGGTATAACAGTGATGATCTTCGTCTCTTCAGGTTTTACAGAATCTATTACGTGAGCAACCCTATGAACAATAACTTCGTCTTTTGTATCAACATCAACAATCCATCGTTTCTCATAAGTTTTTAATTGTCCAACAACAGAATCAAATAATCCTTGTTGTTTATGATTTCCATCCTGTATTCTCTGAGCAAGATCAACCATCATATTCAAACTAACATCAAAATGATTTTGTTTCTGAACGTGGATATATGCTCTTGCCTTGAACATTTCACATAATTGTTTAATCTCATCATATCTCTTTTCAAGATATTCAATTGAGTCAACACAATAACTTTTGATGGTTCTAACTGACTGGTGATTATCTCTTTCACCTTCAGGTTGATCCTTTTTTCTTTTGAAGACATACAACATATAGAAATCACCTTTATCGGCAAAGTTCAAAAGTTGTTTTATTTGTTCAATGTTATCTATCATTTTCTTTTAAAAATTAATTTAAATTTCATCCAAACAATTTCAGGATAATTCCGTAACCACCAAAAAAATATGTAAATTTTTTTCATCAGTCAATTGTTTTATAAGTTGTTGATTTAACTTCGTTATCTTTCTCCACCTGATGTTTATTTTTATAACTCTCAATAACTTTCAATGCGTCTTCCTCATTACCATATTTAGCAGTAATTGTAGTTGATATACCAAAGGCTACCCCAATCTTATGGATATTATACCAGACAAGTTCTTGTGTTTGTTTGAACAATCTTTTTTTAATTTCTAATTTACAAACTTGTGGTATATAAAGTTTTTGTCCGTTGTTACGTTCTTCAATTTTAATTCTATAGTAAGACATAACTTATTGTTTTTCAATATCAATTTCTTTTTTAACCTTTGGTTTACGTCCTCGTTTTTTTACTGGTTCGTCATTAACCTCATCTTCAATAACAATCGTTACCGGTTCAGGAAAAAACATATTCATCCCGACTCCTAAATTCACTTCAATTTTTTTCATTTCCATATTTTTTTCTTAAGTATTCTGCCCACGCAGCTTGTTTCCTACCATTAACGAAGAACCACCCAAAGTTCATCTCAAACCATTTTACAATTTTTCTCATATTATTATTTATTTATTTAAGTCATTGATCAATTAAATAATGTGTATTCTAATCTAACTTTCATTTATTTTTATTTATGTAATCCATTATTTCTTCTTCAGTTTTTCCTTCATTAAATAACTTATAAACTTCCCTTGAGAATTCGTCAGTCAGATAAACCGCATCTGAGTCCAAATATTTCATAATATTGTCAACGTTTAACAATATTCCTTCTTTTCTTAAAAATCTTTTATTAAAACCCATTTGGTAAAAAATAACAATAATTTAAATTAAATTCAATTATTAAGAAAATATTTTCTTAGATTGTTTTTGTCTGTGGAATTTAATGGCAAATCTGTGTACTTCTTCTTGTATTTTACCAAAAAGTGTAAAGTTCTTATGATCCTTTATATTAAATTCCGTACCGTCTATCTTATGAATAACTGAAGACTTATGATTAGAGTCCTTAGATATTGAAATTAAGTCTATCTTATCAGTTAAATTAAGTTTTTCAAATACTCTTTTTGCAACACCTAATTGTCCTTTACCTCCATCAATTAAAATAAGATCAGGTAGTTTTTGTTTTTCATCAATAAGTCTTTTTAATCTTCTTTGTAAGACCTCATCAAAAGATGCGTAGTCATCAATACCAACAAAACTTTTAATATTGTACTTACGATACTCAGATTTTAATGGTACCCCATCATCAAACCTAACTGAAGCCGCAACATTAGAATCTCCTTGGTTATGTGAATTATCAAAAGCCTCAATAACCTGTGGTATATTTTTCAGATTTAAAATATCCTTTATTTCAAAGATATTTTTTTTGCGTTTCTGAATTCTTATTACCTCTAACTTATTATCAATTGTTTCCAATACTGTAAGTTTTGATAATATAGTCTGAGCTTTTTCATATTCCGTATTATTTGAATAATGTTTCATTAATTTTTTTATCTTTGACTTTAGTCCATCCAAATCAAGAGAAAGAACTTTTTTAACGTCACGAACTATTTCATTATAGTAAAACTTTTTAATACCATTTACGCAAGGGGCATTACATCTACCAAGATGAAATTCTAAACAATTTTTAAATTTTTCTTTTAGAATATTTTCTTCTGTAAGATCGTAAGAACAACTACGAAGTTCAAAGATATCATGAATAAGAATATATACTTCACGACACAACATTCCTGAAGTAAAATCAAGACTTACTCTATCGTCTTGTTTATCTCTTACTATTTCAAGTTTAGGAAATTCTTCGTCCGTAAAACATAAGGACCATTTTCTAGTCTTATCATCTTTACCCTTGATATTAAACTTTGGTTTGTATAGTTTAATTAATTCTTCTTCAAGGATTATTGCCTCTTGTTCTGATGAGGTAATTTTAAACTCAACATCGTGAATGTTCTCAACAAGGGTTTTTGTTTTACCAGTTTGATTTTTTTGGAAATAAGAGGAGACTCTTTTTGGTAAGAACTTTGACATACCAACATAAATTATTTGCCCTTTGTTGTTTTTAAACAAATAGCAACCTGAATTTTTTGGTATGTCCTTAAGTCTTTCTAAAATCATATCACAAAGATACAATTTTTTTTAGATACTATCAAATAATTTTTCGGGATCTGTGTACATAGTTCCACATTGGGTACAAACTAAAATGTCCAAAGGTTTTACTTTATTTCCGTCAATTCTTCTTAGACTTTGGATTTTTATTTTATTGTTTTCCCCACAAGAAGGGCAATTCATTAGATCAATCTTTGATACTTCTTCTTGCTCGTTTTCTTGAGTCTCTTGGTTTAATTCTTCATTTTGATTTTCAGGGGTAGTGTTTTCTTCCATTTTTTAGTTATTAAAGGTATTATTTATTTCCACAAGTTCTTTACGTTTTAAAGTAATCTTATAGTTTAAATCAACAATATAAGGTAAGGATATCATATCATCATAATCACACTTACTCATTTGTGTTTTGAAATTTTTTATTAGTTTTTCACAAGTAGTTATTTGATCCCAAGTATTACAGGACTTAATAACCTTTTCTATCCATTTTTTTGTTTTACTAAAATCTGTCATTTATTAATAATTTATAAATACACAATTCTCTAATTCATAAAGGTGATTTCTTCCTCTTGTCGATCTTACATATAAATTTACTATATGTCCATATATTTCAAACTTTTTACGTTCTTCACCTTCTTTAACAGGTTTTAATGATTCCTTAAAATTGGTATGAATTCCCATTATTGTTTCAACATTTTTAACCTTGTCGGTCCAATTGGATAACCCGTACTTACCGTCATATCTAAACTCTTTACCAATGAGTGATGACAAATCAAAACAATAGTTATCATCCTTGTTATCGGATATTAATGGATTTTTTTTACCTGTTAATTCCTCATAGTACGGATTTAACTCACCAGTATATGGATCATGTGTAGGTATTTCTGTTTTCATTATTTATAAAGATTATATAAACTATTTGCAATTAACTTTAATTCTCTTTCAAGTTGTGCAATTTTTTTTCTATCTTCTTCTAAAGTGGTTTCAGTACTAGCTGCTCTTATTTCAGAAACCTCATTTAATATAAGTCTATGGGTATTCATTAATTTACCCTGTAATATTTTTTTATCTTCACTCATGTTTTTTATTTATTTTTTATCATTTAACTATTGCCAGTGTGAGTTGATTTATTAAAGTTTGTAACTCACCAAATTCGTGGAATCTTACTGATGGATCCGTATTAAAAAACTCAACATACCAATTCCCTTCCTTTATTTCCTCGTTAGTTGGTGTAATGAATGTCAACCCATCAACAATGTCCAACACGTAGTAATAAGAGTCATCTTCATCGTGATCTTCTATTAGCTCACTTTTAAATCCTAAAAGGATTAGTTCTTTTTCTGTCATATTATTTATTTTTTAATGTGTTCCATTTGTTAAACTTACCCCATGTTTAAAACCGTGAATAAAATCGGTTATATCCTCATCAGTCATATCTTTAAATGTCAATCCAACAACAACACCAATTTCATTACCAAGATCCAAAATATCACCTGTATAGTTCATTCTGTTAACGGTTTCTTTTAATGAGTTTGCAATGTAATTAAGTTTTGTGTTATCAAATTCCCTACTCATATTATTTAGTTTCAATAATTGTATATGTTCCTTCAATTACTCCCCAAGAAGATTCTTCGTGAAATTTATAAATCTGACAAGAATCTTGTGGTGACATTTCTCTTGTCAAATACCAAACTTGGGTTTCCTTCCAAGTAACATTAATTAATTTTTGTCCTTTTGGTAATGTAATTGTTCCGTCTCCTCCCCAACTTTTTACTCTACTGTTTTCTGTACAAGATGTTACCATAACACCCAACATAATTGCCAATAATACTTTCTTCATTTTACTATTTTTTATTTAAATCTATTATCTTTTAAAACATAAGGTGGATTAATTCTTACCTCAGATCCGTCACTATTAAAGTAATATGCGGTATCACCATCAAAACTAATTGTATCTGTATACCAAATAGCCGGATGAGGACCTTTATTGGTAATAACACTACCTTTTATTTTATACCTATAATCGTTTCTTCCACAGGAAACTACAAGTAATACAATAAGAACACTAATTAACTTTTTCATCTTTCATTATTTTATCTGTAAACATATTATTTTCAGGATCATGTTTCCCTAAGTTATATGTTGTAAATGTACCATTTTCAAAGTATATTCTCAACATTAGATAACCTAATTCAGAAACATAAATTTTATCAACCGTACCTAATCCTTTAATTGTTTCTATTAGAACCGGATCTTTCATATTATTCAACAATTATTTTTACTTTTTTGGTTGGTGCAAATGATACTCCCCAATCTTTTTTTACTTCTTCTTTACTTTCTTCTTCATCTATTTGACAAAACCATTGATTTTGTTCGATTATTACCATTTCTTGATCTGTTATGTCAAGTTGTTCAGGTAAAGCGACAATTTTAAATGCCTTTGTTAGTGATAATTTTGAATCGATAATTAAGTTCAGGACTTGTTCGTTTTCACATTTAACCACACTTGGGAATTCTCCTCCTACGGTAACAACCGCATTGTCCCCTACTTTTATTGGATCAGCAGAAACTAAATAAGTTTTTTGATCTATGTTGAATAATCTTACTGTTTTTTTCATTTATTTTTTATTATATACGTATTTATGGTTGTAGTTTCCGCATTGATCGCAAGATGTTCCTTCATCGGATTCCTCAACATTATATTCATATTCATCAGACAAATTAACAATAATTTCGGCAATCACAGTCCAATAATTCATCCCCATTCCACCTTTTAATTCGTGTAGTCTTGAGATTAACTCATCTTGTATTGTTTCAACTACCTTTGGGTCTCTATTGTCGTATTCGTGTACGAACAAAGACTCTCCGTCAATTTCTACGTCAGGGCCAAAACAATTTTCCTTTAAAATAATTTCTTTCATTTTTTAAAGTTTAATAAAATACCAACTTCTTGGTTTTTTGTTTCCGTTATCGGTCCCCATTCGCCTTTATAGGTAATACCTCTTACTGGTTTATTATCAATCCAAACATATTCTTCATCCTCTAAACACCTTGGTTTATCTGTAATCAAGTCATGAAACTTGAATCCGTGTCTCCACAACCAAGCAAGAGTGGTCCCTTTATCTTTATACTCTCTAGCAGTAAAAAAAACAATTTTGTTTCCTTCATCGTAAAGTTTATTTATCTCTTCCTTGGATCCTTCGTATGGTTTTGCAATTGAGTATAGATCACTATCCTCGTTTTTTATGTCATCACATACCGTTCCGTCAATATCAATCAAATAAACTCTTTTTTTCATAAACCTAAATTATTCATAAAACTCATATCTAAAATATAATCTTTTAAATTTTTTACTAAAGATTCTGCATCACTTTTTTCATACATACCAGGGTATCTTTCAGCAAGTTTGTTTGTTTCCTCCATATCACGACAACTATTTAATATATCCTGCAACATAGATTTTAACATATGTTCCTTACTATAATTGTCCTCAATGTTTTTTTCAAACACCTTACCTTCAAGTTCTTGAGTATATTCTATTAACTCATCAACAGGAGTTAGATCCATTAGATGTTCATTATTTTTGAATATTTGTCTTATATTTTTCATTTAAAAAATTTTATAGTTCCCAAATACTTTTTTTTCTTTTTTTATTAGGGAATTTATAATAAAACCATAACATTAATTTTAATATCTGTCTTTTCACTTCCAAAGTAGTTGTATTATTAATATCATAAATGATAAAAATAAACAAACGTATGTTTTTGTTGTTAGAGGTTCACTAAATACCGCCCAACTTAACCACGTAAATACCATTGCCCCTATACTAAAACCTATTAATCTGGAGGGCCACATTTCACCACCAAACGCAGAAATCATATTTTTTACTGAAAACATAAATAACATAGATATTGGTATACCTGTTAATACTGTCAACCAATAGTGATCTTTAATCCAATCAAATTTTAGTTGTCCTTGTAGTTGAAAAAATGTTAGTATCTGAGCCAAACCCCCAAAAACAATACCGATTAAAAGATTATTTATATTTACCATATTTTAATTACCTCAATTATTCTTTTAAAAAAAGTTTTTAATTTATTATTTTTTTATTTTTCATCCTAAGTAGTTTATAATCTTTTCTTTTACTCCTGATTGTTTAATTCCTTCATTTGATTTTGGTGTTAATACAAAATTATCAATTGCCCATTCATCCTTCCAAGGCTCCCCAATCTTACCCATATTTAAATCATCTATAGAAACCCAGTGAGTTATTTCAGGGTGATCGTGAAGATATTGTTTAATTTCAATAGTTCGTAATTGTTCTGACTCCCATCGTGGTGACCACATAAATAAATCACCATGAACGGTACAATGTTGTATATTAGGTGTTAAAGCAATTGGTCGTTTGATAATACCCTGACTTTCGTAGTAGTCACCAAGTTCTTCAAGAGTTGCGTGTAATTTCCAATCTGAACTTACAACAATTTCAGCTCCAGTTTCTTCAAGTATCTCATTAAGTACCTTAATAGCCTTTGTGTCAAAATCATCAAAACGATACTCAACAGGTGCGTCTTTTTTTTCTTTACTACCATCAGGGTTTTCACTACGGTATTTTGCCCATTTCTTAGTTCGTCCACCCCAATTGTTGGAGAGACATATAACTCCGTCGTTGTCTAAAAATATAACTTTCATAGATACAAATATAGTAAAAAAATTTTGATTTTACAAATAAAATAATTACGAATGTTTTTCGTTATAACTTTTTGCCTTTTTAAAATACTCCTTTGCGGACATTTTAACTATTTTTGGGTATTCGTTTAAATACCAAGATATTACCTGATCTAAAGTTTTAAACTCAATGTCACTCATATCGTATGTGAATTCAAGATGAAATTCATCTTCTTCAATATAATCATCATCAGGTTCTTGCCAATTACCTCTCGTATAATAATCAAAACGAAAACTAATTATCATTTTATTCTCTTCATTTGAACATAGAAACGGTTGGGCGTAACCGTAAGTAGATTCTACAACTCCAGATCTATCAACAATTGATGTATTCCAATGAAACCCGTCACCATCATATGGTTCATTTGTTATTACCATTTCACCAACTTTTAATACTTCTGGTATATCTTTAGTTTGAAAAATGTAATAGAACATTATCTCAGTTAGTTCTTGACAACTAAAGTTGTTTCTATTTTTTGGTTTTAAGAAAATTTTGGCAGCCGATAAAGGTAATTTAAATCTACTTAATGTTTCATAATAACCAACATTCTCTGACATTTTAATCAGTTGTTTTGATATCTCATTTGCTTGTGATTCATTAAGAACATATTTCATAACAATAAATATGGTATAAAATTAAAAACCCCACCTAAGTGGGGTTTTATATAATTTGATTCAAAGATTAAAAACCGCAAAAATAAAGAAGTTTAAATAATGAGAGTAATGAATTTTCAAGAGTTGATTATTGAGTTTGGGACTATACATTATCAGAATCATTCACCTAACCATTCGGTTTTCTAAGTAGATACAGTTTAACTTTAATCTTATCCTCAAATTATATTTCTGTATTTGAATTGAACACATCCATTTCATCTTGGAGTTCCTCAATTCTATCTTCCATTTCTCTAATAATTTCATTTCTTTCAACCAAAGAAACTTCCGACGTTAATACTAATTCACTTTCCATTCGGTAACGATCTCTATTAGATTTACCTTCAGTACAATCCAACTTTTGAAGTGCTTTGATGTTTGATTTTAATTCAGACATTTCAAAAATCTTTTCAAACATCGGAGCGTTTGATCTATGAATTTTTGATTTTAATTCAATCAACTCATATGTTGATTTTGTTATATTACCCATCAATAATACAGGTGAATATGGTCTTTCATTTCCGACTTCAACCGTATTATACTCTTGAAGTAATTTTGTGTTATCACTAATTGATTTAATCAATTTGTTTTTTAACTTAAGTGCTTGTTTAATATTCATAATTTCATTAATTGTTTTCAAAACATATACTATTTTTTAATATGTGTCAAGTATTTTGTTAATATTTTTATTTTATAACTTCATGGGCTTTTAAAGACCAAGGATCAAAAAAATTATTAACATCACAAACCATAATTTCATTAGTCTTGGCGTTGTAATATAAATCACCATTATTTATTGGTTCCAATAATTTTGTCAAATATGTTTTTCCTTGGTATTCAATATATAGTTTTTCGTCTCTATGATTTTCACATAAAGTATAAACCCAACCTTTAATACTATTTTGTTCTCCCGGTTCTCCACAAACTTCACAAACAGAAAATGTTTCTTTTTCCGCTTCCACCACAAAGTAAAACCCATTTTCTGGTAGGTTATCCAAAAATATGCTCATACCACCAAATTTTTCTTTAACGTTAATAAAACTTTTGTCCCATCCCATTTTTATTAATACCTCAAAAAGTCTTTGGAGTATCCCTAACCATCCATTTCCAACACCAAATCGTTTTCTTTCTGTTATTGATTCCAAGTGTGGTTTATGTGAAATTTTTATACCACCAATATTTTTCAAAAAGTTTTCAAATTCCTGATCTGTCCTGTGATTATCATTCATTCTTACCCCCATTTTTTCTTTCTATTTTAACCATGGTTAAAGCGTTTGTCAATATCCAATAAGTGTCCCAAAAACCACCTCTATCATCAAGGAATATATTAGCGTATATCTTACCATTTACGCCATATGGTTTATCCCATTCAGGATGCATTTTATTTACTCCGTGTACGGTGATCCCAAGTTCTTCAACTTGTTCTTTTGCTTTTTCTAATTGGTATTCACTTCTTGCGGTATTGATTAAAAATATAATACCTTCCTTTTGGCATTCCAAAATTAAATCGACCATTTTTTTACAGTTGTCTTTAATTTCTTCATTATAAGGAATAATTGTATCATCAAGATCACAACCAATTATAATCTTACCATTTTTTAACCATTCGGTAACTAACCTATTCGTGTAAAAGTTTACGTGATGTCTCATTTAATCAATTTTAATAACGCCCATAATTCTTAATTGTGCAAGTAATGCACAACCCCAACCTCCAATAGCAATCCAATTCTCTAATACAATACACATTCCAACGTTTAATACATAAAGTATTGCCAAAAATGTTTCAATTTTTCTATTCATAATTTAAAGATAATGTTTATTTTCTTCGAACCAAAGTTCTTTTATTTTTTTGACCGATATTTTTTCTTTTGTTGTATCACAAACCAATTCTTTGATCCCAACAGATTCTAATTTTTTATCCCATTCAATACAGGACTCTATATTATCGTAATTAAAATTCCATTCATGTTTGAATATTTTACTGTTATTCAATGCCTTTTCTATCGGTAATAAAACATTTAAAGCCTTTAAAGTTTTCTTAAAGTCTTCTACCGATTTCCATTTTTTATGTAAACCTTTTTTGTGTATATATAAAACAATATTACTCATTCCAATCAGGTGATCATCCGTTTCTTTTTCCATATTCTCAACATGGAATGGTAATTTTGATTTAACCTCTTTAACGTTATTATCAAATATAATAGGGTTTCTTAACATTGTGGCACAAGTCTCCAAGATTTGATGGTTATCATTAAAGTCCTCAGTTAATGAATCCATAACTGACATCAATCTTCTAACACATTGATATCTATTTTCCCATTCTTCTTTAGTCCTCATTTGTATTTTCTATTAATGTTTCTTCCTTTATTAATTTAACACTACCCATAGTTCTTGAGTAATGTTCTTCAAGATCATAACCACTTTTACCGCAGTCACATATTTGCATGTCCCAACGTCTATTTGAGAATGACTCGTGTTGTGTTTTACATTCACCACATTCCCAAGTTACTTTTTTATATGTATTATTTTCCATTCTTTATTTCAATTATTTAATCATCATTGTCCTCGTTAATATGGTCAACGATACATTTGGTTAGATATTCTTCCGTTGTTTCTTCTCTTCTAACAATAGTAGGAAAAGGAATCATTGATCCAGCATGTCTTCTTAATCTTGGTACAACTCGTAGTCGTGGTGCAAAGTCTTCCACCTGTGTCGGCATTGGTAATTCATCAACCAATTCTTCTGTTACAGTATCATAACCATTGTATTTTCTAAAAATAATTTTTTCCTCTTCCGAAAATAACTTATAGTTAGGTAATGTTGTTGGTAAACTAGTGTCCGCCTCCATTAAAATGATCTTAATAATATTAATTGGTAGACCTGTTTGGATTGTGTCTATTTGTTTATCTTCTTGATTATACGTTTTAAATACAAGATTTTCATGTGAATCCATGTCGTAAAATTCTTTAACAGGACTATGGAATGCAAATTTTCTATTTTCTTTTTTATCAATTAAATAAATTAAAACTCCTCTTGAATGACTGTAGAAATACGATGCGTCATTAACCATTGCAGTACACCATTTTGTTTGATACCCGTAAGAACAAGATGCCATATAACTTAATGGTCTAAAAATTAAATAATTCTCGTCCTCAAAAATAATACTAATTTCTTTTTTTGACTTTTTGAACATGTCTTTATTCTTAGCCTCAAAAAGTTGCATTTCTAACATATCCCAAGAATCGTATTTACTAATGTCTTTTTCATCAACTAATCCTTTATCCATTAATTTACAAAATTCAACAAATCTTTCCATAGCATCATGACTAAAAAGACTATCACAAACATAATGTCTTATCATATTATTATCAAAATCAGAACTAGGAATAACTTCATCCAAATGATTATTTTGTAAATTACGTATGTAATTTTCTTTAGTTTCATTATTAAAAATCTCCCTTCTTTTATTTATCATTTTAACCAAAAATTGAGTATATTTTTTGGTCTTACTTGTATCGAACTTTCCTAACATTTCAACTAATGTCATGTTAAGATAATCATTTTCTTTTTTTAATTGTTTAATTCCCATTTTCTTCTTTATTTTCTATTAGACATGAACTAAATATAAAAAATTCAAATATAACAAACAATACCCCACCCCAAAAATATTGGGAGATCCACCAATCTATTGGGTTAAATGATTTATTAACTAATACCATGATGGAATACCAAAAAAGGTTTTTTGATAGGAACGGTATTAGATCTAAGTTAAATTTTTTATTCATCATCTTAAAACAAAATTATGTATAACGATTAATAACTCCTCTACTCTATCTGTTTTCAGTATAACGGCTCTATCTTCTTTAACCACAATGTCCATATATCCAAGATCTTCTTTTAATCTGTTTGCTTGGATTTTAATTTCTTTTTTTGCATCATCTTCATTTTTGAAGAATCCAAAGTACGAATCACATTTTCCTGTTTTATCGCACACACCATAAATGATGTCTCTTGCCGTTTGTATCATAATTGTTTATTTATATATTTTTATAAAGTTAATAAAAAAAGGTGACTCTTAGTGAGAGTCACCAACATTATTTTTTTCACCGTATATTAAGTAGTCGGGATTTATCACTTTGGATACTTTTCTACGATCACCAGTTACTGATTTAACTACTATACCTTCGTGTGGTACTTTGGTACCTTCTATGTTATTATTGAACACAAACTTATCTTGTTCCTCCTTATTCCAATTACCTTGGTATAATAATTCTACTTGTGGTAATTGTAGGCAATCAAAGTGTACAGTTTCATTTATGTATGGTTGGTATTCACCATCAACTTCAACATCAAACCCAACAAACTTAACATCAGTTAAACCGTATTCATAGTTTTTTTGTATACCGGCACCGTATATCTCACCATATATAACAACACCTTCAGTTAACTTATCTGGATAGTAAGTATCTTTTACGTGATCCCATAATTTTTGACGTATGTTGTATTTGTTTGATATGTTTTCCCATACGTTAGTATCATAAAACCCTTGTGAGTCTGAACCTTTTTCAACGTTATGGGAACCATAAACATACTCAAATGCCACCCACTCATTTCCAAAAAACATTTTAACTCGGTCCCACAAAGAAAGTGTTTTCTTTCTAACTATCCCGTAACGAGCATTGGTTCCGTGTAACTTACGAGTTATAACAACCTCATCTTCCTCACTGAACATATCAGGTACGTTCTTTTGATTAGGAAACTTGTAGTAAACTTTGAAGTTAGGATTTTGGTGGTATTTCACTTTACGTCCACCTACACTTAACTGTATAGTTTTTACAGGTGGTTCATACTTATGTATTCCCATTTTTTCCATTAAGTCCATCCCCACATAATATACATCCCCAAAACCTGGTATGTATTTGTTAGGTATTAAAAGACATTCAGAATAAACCCCGCGAAGTTTTACAGTCCTAACTCTTTGACCTTTACGTAAATAATTAGTAACCCCCAATTTATCTGATAATTCTTTTGGTATTACCGCATCAGTAGTTGCAACAACTACAAGATCATCAACCTTATATTCACCTTTTTTAGTTATGGCATTCCAACCACCAACAGTTACTAATTCTATGTTGTCGGCACCTGGTATTTCAGATACTGAACCTATTACCCCTACGTATGATACACTATTTTGATTTTCCATATTTATATATTTTCAAATTCTTTGTTCACTAACTCTATTTCCCCATTTATTCTCTCAAGTTCTTTAGTTAACATCCCCCTAATTGCTCCTGTGTCATAAAGATTGATTTCACCTTTACTTCGGAATTCTCCACCTCTTGAGTATGCAATTGTTGCCCCCAAAGAACAAGATTTAAGTGCATATTCTAATTTAGATTTTTGTGTTTCCAACCTATCAAGTGTTTCTTTTATTTTTTTTGCTTGTTCAAATTTTTCTAATTCCATAATACAAAGGTATAAATTATTTTTTTAATTATCACCATCTTCTTCAAGATAATTTATCTTCATAGATCTTGGTTCAGTAAAATCCCACTTCTTACTTTCAAACTCTGTAACCCATTCACTAACATCTTCTCTTGTCCAATGTGGAGCAAAAGAAGGACGGTACTTAAATGGTAAATTTTTACTTTCATCCCATTCATCAAGTCGTTTTGTTACATCTTCAATAAGGTTTTTAGTCTTAGTATGTTTAATCCACTCTCTGTAATCATCCTCGGATTTAATAAACATAACGTCACCATAATTTTCAAACTCCATCTCAGGAAATTCCAAATTTGGGTTGTTAGTATAAACATCAACAATACCATTGTCTCCGTAATATGAATCACAAAGTTCTTTCAAACCATATAAACTACTTGGGGTTTCTTCCCATACACTACCGAACTGACGGACAGAACAGATATACAAATACCCATCTGTGTAGGAATGTATTCTTCCTTGTATCTCATTTCTTAATGAAATAAGTTCGTCCATTGTTAATTTGTCTAAATTCATATTGTTCGTGTACTGTTTGCGTTTTTAATCATTTTAATTTTTACAATAATTTCTTCTGGGGTTTCTTTAACTCTAAACCCACCATTATTATGTGTTGTTACACCAACTGTGGTAAATTTTTCCGGTTTGAATACACCATTAGAATTCATTTTGGATACTTCTCCTTCGTTGAAATGTCCGATTTCATCTATGTTAATATAGATGGGACTATTGTCACTATGTGATGTTAATTTAATTAGTTTCATTTGTATATTTTCTTAATAGTTTGAATATCTCTGTAATATCTGTAAAATTAGATGGTGGACTATCGTTTCTTCCAGGAAGAAAGATTATTGTAAATCCGTGATTTCCTTCAAACTTTTCAGTTACTCTTTTACCACAGATCTCAGTAATATAAACCCAAGGAAAGTTCCCTGATAGTTTTACATCAATTCCAATTTTTTTCAATCTTTCTACAAATACTGTGATTTTATCACCAGTTAGTTTTGTACTTGTTTCTGTTTCCATTTTTATATATGTTCCAAATTTAGTTTTTACTTCCATAACATTCTAATTTTTTATCTTTAACATTCCACAAATCTTTTTTTCCCTCTGTCATATGACAATTGTGTTTCTTACCGGTTCTCTCAGCAAAATCAACAATAGTATCGTTGTGACGATTACGAATGAAGTGGGGGCATTCTTTACAAGGCTTTTTCACCTTACAAAGATATAAAAGTTTTTTTAATAAAACAAAAAATCCCTCCGTAAAGAAGGGATTTAATTTATTTTTTAATTGGTACCGTATCCACAATTTCAAGTGAGACTGGTATTACTCCTCTTCTTAAGAAATCCATTTGTTTGGCGGTACCGTAGGATAGATCAATAATGTGACTTGATGATTTAGGCAATCTGTCGTTAATTTTAACATATCTAACAGAGTCATTAATAAGGTTTGTTACTTTTACAACAGTTCCAAACTTGAATGTTTTGTGTGCGGCAGTTAGACTATCTTTATGAAATTTTTCTCCTGATGCGGTTAATCTACCTGTATAGTTTTTACCATAATATGTTGCGGTTCCTTTATATATTTTAGGGGTACTAATAAATGATAATGTAAATAACGATATAACTAATATAATTTTTCTCATATAGTTAAAATAAAAAATCCCTTACAAAAAGTAAAGGATTTCAATTTAACGTTTGAATTTAAACTCGGTTTCTATTTTTCTTTTTCCATGTTTTTTCTCCATCATTTTTTGGTGTAGATCCCAATCAATTATTGATTCATTTGTGGTTTCCTTTTCGTCAGGAATAAGTGAATAAATTTTAGAAAGTCTTTTAATTAATTTTGTTGCAACATAATTAAATCTTTCGCACTCGTCAACAAAGAACTGTTCTTCTTTATTTCGGTATCTAGCAATGTGGTTTAAAAACTTATTTCTAACTTTCTCCAATCCTTCACTATTATTATCTTTAACCATATGCCCCATACCCATCATTCTCATAAATGCCGCGGCTCTATCATTCATATCCTCTGTCATTCTATCAAAAATATCTTTTTTAGCACTTATTAGATTAATATAAACCAAATCCATAAGTACATATATTTTTTTATCTTCAGACATATCTTCATAAGGTACTCCAGCATGTGATAATAAAGAATCAATTCTATCCATTTGTTCGTGTAGTTTTTTAACTAAATTAGTATAACTAAAATCTCTAATTTCTTTTAGTTCTTTAACTACTTTATCGTTTTCAAAAAATTCTCTAAACTTTTCTTTTGTAATACCGGTTAATTTCATTCTTGTTGCCATTTCAGTTGGTCTAACAAGGTTCTCAACGTGTTGAATAAAATAACTGTGTCTCATAAATTCATTAATCACTGGAATTCCAAAGTTTAATCCTGAACTAGTGTATGCTTGGTAATCAGCATCTTTACCTATCAAATCCGTTTCTTTTTTTTGTTTATCAAACTTATGTTTAATTTCGTGAGCAATTACAGATATAAATTCAACCTTATCTTTACTAAAATAGTTATAAATGTCTTCAGAATCCCAATTATCCTCATTTGATCCAAAATTTAAAGATAATTCAATACTATTATCTAATTTATGTACCTTCATTAATATTTTTTTATCAAAATTAAATTGGCTTGCAACTCCAGCAGACATCATAACAAGAGGTCCATCATAATCATCCATTTCGTTAATTTCAACTCGTAATTCTAACTCGTGTATTTTATAATCAGATATTGTTAAATCTAAATTGTTTTCAGTAAATGTTTGTGTGGTATTGTAATCGTCCATACCTTTTAATAGATTCAAAATGATTTCATATAATTTTTCTGCCGATTCAATAATACCTTCTGGAACACCAACTGCCTCACTTAATAGATTTTTTACTATCAAATCCATTTGTCTTTCTGTAATAATAATTTTTGTCATACATATAAATATTATGGTGTTGCAATTTAACCCACAACACCAACTAATCCATCCAAGTGATGATCTCCTGACATATCAGAACCAACCGTTCTTTTATCCATTATTTTAATGATATCAGAAATACTATATGGATCCATTCTATTACCATCAACACCAACGTCCATTCTTCTACCATTACCAAATTTTCTATTTTCCGGTAAATGGACGTGTCCATGAAGGTGTATTACACCTTTGTTTAGTCCATTCCAACTTTGTAGTGGGTAGTGACATAACACAAAATCTTTACCTTCAATGTTCACTTCCAAATAGTGTTGAACACTTAAAAACCTTTTTTGAACAAAATCATAGTTTCTGTCAATATGGTGATCGTGATTCCCTAATATTAAGTGAATGTTGTGACAAACCAACCTTTCAAGAAAGATTCCAATATTATCAAATCCACCAAATGAAACATCGCCCAACATAATTAGAGTGTCTTCCTGACCCACAAAATGATTTATACCATCAATCAAACGTTCATTCATCTGTTCAATAGTTTGAAAGTCACGAGTAGAACCCACCGGTACTTCACCATCTTGTGTTCTCCAATTGGTAGTTCCTCTTACAATATTTTTGTGACCGTAGTGTGTATCACTTGTAATCCACACTTTTCCTGTTGTCAATATTTTTTTAAAACTCATAATTTTATATTAAAACGATTACGCATTTGTTCTAACTTATCTTCAGGTACTCCGTGTTGGTTTACTCCCCCATGCCTGTTTTCAACTACCACTGAAAAAACAGTATACCCATATTCTTTTGCCAATTCAAAGTATGCTTCAAGTTCCCACTCTTGAGTTGACGTATTTGACACAACAATCTTTGGGTACTCTAATATCATATGTGCTTTAACCATTCCTTGGCACCATTGGTGAGCATCTTTGATTTTGGTTACATCAAAATTATATTCCCCATTCTCATTAATGAAGAACATATCCGCTTCATAGTGTTGTCCACCTAATGTTTTGGCAAATGTTGATTTTCCGGATCCCGGAATTCCTCTAACGATATATAATACTTTTTCCATAAGACAAATTTAAGAATAATTTTTTAATAAAACAAAAAAAAGGAACCATTTCTGATTCCTTTTTAGGGTCGCACAAGGATTGTGTCGATCTTCCACCATTTTGTTTTAAAGTTAACAAAAAAACTATTTTGTTACGAGTGCCTCAATTTTACTTTTAACTTGTTCTACCATTGTTATTTCCTTTATGTTTGTAACAATAACAGAGTCTTTTAGAATTCTATTAGGTATATTCACAAAAAATGTATCCCCATTGAAGAACGTAAGGTCTTCTCCTAATTCAACACACCCGTGTATCATTTTAAGGAACAATTTAAATTGTATTTGGTCCATGAAAGTTTCGTTGATAAGATCACCAAACTTTTCATTCATAACTCTAATATTAAAACCCGTCTTATTCATACCACAAATATACATTATTTATTTAAAAACCACAAATTTTATTATAATTAATTTTTCATTTCTAACCAAATTTCATTCAACTTGTCAATTGAGATCTCCTGACTAAGGTCTTCGTATCTGTTTGTTAGGATTTTAACAAACCGAATTCTTTCTTTTGCCAACTCAGGATTAAATCCCATTTCAATCAATGCGTCGCTAAGATGACTATTCACGGCAATATACAATTTAGTACTTCTCATATTTTTTATTTAGACAAATATAAAAGAAAATATTAGATAAAAAAAAATCCACAAATAAATTTTACAATTTTGTGGATTTAATTTTGATAAACCATTACTAGTTTTGAAAGGGGTAATGCTTTTTGTGTTAAATAAATATATGGTACTTTAACAAAAATCAATCTTTATTAAAGATATTCATAATTATTTTCTTAAAATCTTTGTTTTTTTCATTTAATGGGTTATTTGTTTTTGTAAAATACCCACATTTAGTATGTTCAAACCCATCTCTAGCTTTTTTTAGATCCGGATTAATTTCTTGATTTGTATTGTATTGATATACATACATAAGACCTTTTTTAGTTTCTCCATCTCTTTTGTACATATTAAGAATGTCAACAATATTTAAATCACCTTTTAATTTAATATTAGTTTCCTCATAAAACTCCCTTATAGCCGCCTCTTTTGGGGTTTCATTTCCTTCAACCTTACCAGATGGTATGGACCATTCATTTGGTAAAGTTTTATTCGGTGACCTTTTACAAAGTAAAACTTTATCTTTGTTTTTTACCACCACACCTGAATATCTGTTAAATTCTGCCATGTTAATATATTTATAAATATGGATATAATCATAAATAATAACAAATACACAGTTAAACCTGTTATCACACAAAAAGATATCTCAAATGGAATGATGAATAAAAAATTCAATAATTCTTTTGATGGTATGTTATTTATTATGGAAGATGGTGATCATAGTTTTTGGATGAAAAACTGTATAATCCCTTTAGATATTATATTCATAAAAAATAACGAAGTAACGGAAATACACCACAACTGTCTTCCTTGTAAAGAAGAAGAGTGTGAAAGATTTGAAGGGTATGGTGATATGATATTAGAAATACCGGCAGGACATTGTGAAGAATATAATATCGTTGAGGGTAATAAGATTACTTTTCACTATTAATCTTTGTTTGTAAAATTTCGTAAAACTTCTGTTGTATTTCTTTTGTTAGATCAACATAACTTTTTTGTCCATTCCCATCTTTTTTTCTATATAAAGAATTAATACCTGAAATATTAGTAATACATTTATGTCCACCTGAATTAGCATTTATGATGTCTCTACCATTTAACACAACTTTGTCCAATAGTGCAACTTGTTTTACACTTAAATTTCTGTAAGGTCTATCCATTATATTTTCTATAATCGGGAACAATGTCTCTTTTCTACCAAAAACTTTTAAGGAAGGACTTTTGCCATATATCGCCATAAAGTCTTTGAATGTAAATCCGACTGATTTGAATGTTGCTTTTTGTTCTGAAACAACTTTTAATGTTGATAATGGGACTATAATACTTTCTAATTCTGGATTCATCTCATCCAAAACCTCATTTTTTATTTCACCTAAATCAACACCTTTAAGTGCTCTTTCTTTTTTATATGGGTTACAGGAAGCCTGAACTAATCCCATTGGCCAAGCAATAACTAAAAAGTCAGCGTCAGGATTATTTTTAAAAGGTGTGTATCTATCGTAAGATCCTTGTGGTGTCATATAACCTCCACCGTATTGTACTAATATGTTTCCACTAACATTTACGTTAGGGCTAACATTCATACTTTGAATATATTTTTGTTGGTTTTGTGTTAGTTTTTCTTCATTATCAAAACCTTCTCTTTTCATTATAGATTTTATCTTAAGTAGTATATTAAGTAAAGAAGGTTTACAATCTAAAACTAATTCCTCTAAGAATCCTGGTTTGTTTTTAAATGCCAATAGTAATTTGTTTGCAACTAATCCCATTAACATTTTATTTCTTTTAACGTCAGAATTTCTATCTATCTTAAATAGATAATTTATAACTTCATCAACAGAAATATTATATTGAGCAAAATTTGCGGAGTCTACGGTAGAAATTAATGTAATATCTTCATTAGGGAATATTTCTTTAGGTGAAACACTTTGAGATATTGTCTCTACATTAGATCTTGAACTTCTAAAAGAAGTTGCAGTTCCGTCCTCAACTCCGGCTTGAGTGTCGTGGTGATCTGTATGAATAACAAACATTGGTTTACCGTGAGCAAAATCAACTAAAACAGGCATTATATCACCTTTAGCGTCTAATTTTTTAATTGCAAACTCTTTATCTCCATATTGAATAATTTCAGCATCCACAACATTTATGTTATTTGACTCTAAATATTCTTTCATCGCAATGGCGGTTGTTACACCATCTAAATCTTGATGAAAATAAATTTTTGCTTTAGGGTATCTTTTTGATAAATTTTTGATGTCTCTAATCCCCGATTCTTTAATTAGTCTTTTCATACTAAATAAATACCATATAAAATAAAAAATCCCATTTATGAAAATGGGATTTCTTTTATTTGACCTAATGTTTTAAAATATTCAACTCTTGTTTTGGCAATCTCAGTATAATTTGGCGATAACTCAATACCCAACCATCTACGCCCCAATATCTCTGCAGCTACCAAACTTGTTCCTGACCCAGCAAATGGGTCTAATACTACATCGTTTTTGTAGGACAATATTTTAATCGCCTTTGTTGGGATGTCCATTGAGAAGGTCGCCTTGGTGAGTGATTTAGTATCTGCAAAGTAATTCCACTGACCAAAAACAAGTTCCATAAATTCTTTCTTATCTTGTTCTTCATATACCACTTTATTTTTTATGGTTCCATCCTCCTGAATAATTTCAGTTGGTGTTCCCTTCCACTGTGGTTCTCCTTTAACCTTTTTTATGTGTAATTTTTTATACGCCAAAATAACACATTCTTTTGGATTATATATATAAGGACTTGACGGTGACATCCAAGATCCCCACGCAGTTGTTTTACTACGATGAGGTGATTGTTCTTCAAGGTCAACAATACCAAAGAACCCAAACCCTATCTCTTTCATTATTTGATACATCTCAGAAACAAAAAAGATTCTTCCTCCTTTCTTTTGTCTGTTAATTTCATACGGTATGTTTAACGCAATTCTACCATCATCTTTTAACACATTATAGGCTTCAGTTAACCAATTCCTTGCAAAGACCAAGTATTCTTGAAACTCCACGTCATCATCATGAGTATCATAAGCAATACCAACACCGTATGGTGGTGAGGTAACAATTAAATCAACACAACCTTCAGGTAAGGTTTTCATCACTTCAACACAATCTCCAGTTATTATTTTTCCTGTTTCTATCATATTATTTTTTATATTGTCTTTCCAAGTAATCGAACAAATTTAAAAACTTTGGTGTTTCTCCATCTTTTTTAAGGTAATAATCCCCCATTTTAAAACAATTAAGTCCGTACTTTCTATCATGACCTAACCTATCCTCAACGTGTTTAATTTCAACTTCTTTATTTAGAATATAAGAAATCTTTTTAATAATGTCCAAATTTGTTAATCTAAAAGTTGTCCCAATATTATATATGTCATTTACAACCTCATCATCAAATAAAAGATCACAAATAACTTTAACATTATCATAAACATACATCCACTCCCTTACTTGTTTACCATCACCGTATACCGGTATTGAGTTTCCATTATTAATGGATCTAGCAATTGTTGGTAAAAATTTCTCCTCAAACTGGTGTTCGCCAAAATTATTACATGTTCTTGTAATTAAGTATGGTAACCCATAAGTCCTATTTGCTGCCAAAACCAACATATCTGATGCGGTTTTAGTTGCGGAATAATATGAACTTGGTTTTAAATGGTCAGTTTCTAACGCAGTATGGTTAATTGCAATATGTTCATCCATATCACCATATACCTCATCGGTTGAGATATGTATAAACTTTTTAAGTTTTTTATTTTTTCTTGATATCTCAAGTAGATTAAAGGTTCCTTCAACATTTGTTCTAACAAACGGTAACCCATTAGTAATTGAGTTATCTACATGTGATTCGGCAGCAAAGTGAACAATGTAATCAAACTCACCAAGATCCTCACTTGTAACATTACATATGTCTTTATGTAAAAATGGTACATTGTGTTTAAGGTTTTTTCTACGACCAGCATATGTAAGTTTATCAACACAAAGAACATCACATTCAAAGTTATCTAATAGGTGATTTATAAATGCGGAACCTATAAATCCGGCACCTCCTGTTACTACTATTCTCATTTTTTCTCTAATGTTTCAATATGATGTTGCAAATACCAAAGAGCCTTTTTAAGGTCCTCAAGTTCTTTGTCTTTATTTTTTTTACCTGCTCTTGATATGTATTTTACGGTGTTCCCTAAACTAAAACCCAAATCCCAAGCATCAATGACTTTGATTGCTTCGTATGGATTTTCTTCACCACCGTAATGGTTGGGGTGATTAACTTGTTCCATTTAAATCGTTTCTTTTTCTTTTTTAAAATTTTCTGAGATTTTTTTCTGATTAATATATGAAATCAGTTTTCTTTTAAAGATAGGTAACAATGTTTCCTGTATTGGAAAAATCCCTTTACTTGTCATTTCAAAAACCGGTAACTTATTATTTTCAGAATTCCATATTGAAAAATTATTAATTATTTTCGTAAATGTCAAATCTTTAACGTCAGAATAAATTAAATTTACCTTTGTTTTACTTTCCATGGAACCTTTGGCCGCCGGTTTTATGTTATATTCCCAAACATGTATTTTATTATCTGATGTGTTGTTGAAGTAGAAGTACCCGGTGTCTGACAGGGTTTCTTTTGCTCTTCTATTTGGTTTTATGTCCACATTCTCATAAACTATTGTCCAAACAGATTTTGCTATGTTAAAATACTCTAACATTCTAGGGGCACTATAACTTAATATTTGTATAAATTCTTTTGATTCATCATCATTTAGTTCGGGTATCTCTTTTAACTTTAGATCCTTAACTAATAACTCATCGTCTACTGAGTCTAATTTCTTATTTGTGTAGATAATTTTTTTATCTTTAATAAGTGTCTGCAAATTTGCGAGATGTAATGAAAGTTCTATAAACCCAGGATAAAGTTCCATCTTATCGAGTTTATCTCCCATTTTTTGAAAGTACGACAATAATTTATATTCTTTGTGTTCTCTGTCAATTGGTTTTTCGAACATCCAATCGGTGTCCATCAAAAATTCTATTTTCTTTTTTCTTCTCATTTGACATAATAATAATCATAATTTGTTAATCAGTAAATATTAGTCTATTCTCATTACAACATAATCAGTACCATTGATGTTAACTGTATCATAAGTACCATCATAACCATTTAAATCACCATAATCCCCATTTCTAACTAAATCATCTAATAACTCTCTTGTATCAATAAAATCGAAAATATCCCCACCCATATTATCTAACCATCCGGCTGGATCATAACCTATCTCATTTTCTAAGTAATTATCAACCGCCTCTTCAATACTACTTTCGTCAGGATCCCCATCAGGACTTTCTTTTATATCATCTATCTCTGAGTCTATTTCACTAATCCTATTTTCACGATCGGTTTCATGTTCTTCGGTGTCCTCATCGTCATATAATTGTCTTGGTGGAACAACTTGACCCTCCTTATATAATATCGAATTATTTCCTTCTCTTCTATATTGTAATTCATTATCCTCAGAATCATAAAAATCAAATGTTCCGTCTTTTTCTTTTGATGGGTACATAATTGGAGCCCTTACTCCTTCGTTTTCGTAAACCCATTTTTCCATTTCTAGTAACCAAATTTCTTCTTCTTGAGAATTACTTAATTCTTTTTCAACCCCGTAACTATCAGGTTCATCTCTTATCCATTCTTCTACAGAATCCCTATAATATTCTTTTATTTTATCTTCATCAACATAACTTGATAGAGTTTCTTTAGAAAAATAATTATCAAGGTCATCAATTTGTTGTTCATAATAATCCTCCAATGAATCATCGGCTTCCCTATATTCACCAACCGCAAATCTCATTTGTGTTGACAATGACTCAAACTCGGCCAAATTATAATGGGAACCTGCCGGATATAGATCATATACATCAACTCTATCTGATAATAAATCATCTCTTTCTTCTTCAAGTTCTGATTGTTTGTCTGTAATCTCATCAAATTTTTCACTATAGTTTTCGTCACCAGAATCTAAATTTTCTTGTTCTTCCTCAAGTGATTGTATTTCTTCTTCTATTTCTCTTACCCTTTCTTTATCATCATCATCAAGAGATTGTAAATGACCGTCATTTACCGCATATTGAAAAACCGCATTGGCTCTTGGACTTTCGTAACCAGTATTTTCTATATCCCAATCACCATCTTCTCTTTTTTCATTTTGTTCATTATATTTGGCTTGTAGTTGTCTTCTTTCAATAACCTTTTCGTAAGGGGTTTGCCAAAAAGTTTTATGTCCCGTAACCTTAACATCATCCAATGATTTAACATTTGTGTATGAAACATTCAAACCTCCTTCAACCTCAATGTCCCCAATTTTATAAATCTTTTGTTTACCATCAACATTACTAAGATTAAGGTCACCTTTAACAACAAGTTTTTTACCCCTAAATTTTGGTAAATAAGGTATTGCATGAGCCATAAAACCAACTTGTCTTAAATATTGCATATATTGTTCAGGTGAAATATAAACTTTTTCAATTTCATCTTCTTTAATTAATTTAAGAATAATACTAACAAGTTTATTTTCAGTAAGTCTTATTTTCTTTTTCATATAACAATAAATATGAAACATTTACAAATAAGACAATAGACTGATATTTATGTTTAAATAAACATTAAAAAACAATTTGTTATGGGATGTGGTTGTAAAAATAAAGGAAATCAACAAGCTTCAGCTCCTCAACAGGCGGCAAGACCTCAAAATGAACAGGTTAAAAATCAATCAGTTCAAGAGTCAGTAAAGAAGATAGTTGAAAAATATTATAATAAAAAGTAATTAATTTCCTTTGGCCAAAGAAATTAAGGTGGATTTTTTTTCCACCTTTTTTGTATTTATAATTATGGACAATTCAAACTTAAAAGAACTAATTGAACTATTCAATAATGGGTATTGGGAAAAGAGCGTAAAACCATACTTTAAAAGAGTCCGTACTTTTTTAAAGTACGTTGCAGTAAAAGGTTTATCTGAAGAAATTAGTGTTGAGGTATTAGATAGTGAAGATTATAATGAAGGTCCTGATTTTTTTGGGTTTTTAAATGAGAATGGTTATTTAAAAGGAAAAGAATATGATGACTTTGATAATGAACTTAGAAATTACTTTTTATCTTATTGGATTTCAGTTGCTCCAAATAACGCATTTAAATATATAACGGATAATATTATAACCGATGTAGAAATTAGAGATGATGGATTTTGGTTATATTTAAGGGATCGAGATGAATTGGCCCCTCTTTTTGATGGTAGAGGTCGTAATGCGACGGCTAGAAATGTTGCCGAACATGTTTTTGGTGAAGATATGTGGGAACCTTATTGGGACACAACATCTGACGTATATAGTGATGTAATTGAGGAACTTGATGAATCTAACTATAGACATTTAGAAAATTATATTTTAAAAATGATCGGTAATCAGGATTTGGTTGTTGACGATTATAGTTCTGATTTTTTTCATGATTTGGCAAAGTCTCAAAATAGAGGCGAGTTTTTTATGATAACCCAAAATGATGTTAATGAGTTACTAAAGGATTCTGAGGCAATGAACGAACTTCTTGATGGTGATCTATCCGATTTAAAAAGTGAATTATATTCTATACATAATAACGCCTATAATAATGCATATCAAGATGAATGTTACGAACTTGTTTATGGTGGTCTTGAGGAATTTTTTTCCTCTAAGATTGAGGACGTTCAGATTAAGTCAGGAGATAAAACAAAATGGTCATCGTATATTAAGATCGGGGATTTTAAAAGGGATATTATGGAATTTATTGGCCTTGAGGGTGGTAGTGGATATAATGAATCAAATTTAGAATACTGGGGTGGTTATGTTAATATGTTAGGACATCTAATGGATAATGATGTATATGACGAAATTGACTTTAGAGTACCTGATTATGCAGATTGGACCTATATTAGAAAAAATATAAACGATCTTTTTACAGACTATATATAATACGTTTTTTAAACTAAATCACTTAACTATTTATATATTAAAATAAAACTCATATCCATTATAAAAAAATAGATTATGAGATTATTAAACAAAAATTCAAAAAGATTTATAGTAAATTTATTTTCTGATTTTATTCTTTCAAAGATAGATAAAACAGAAAAAACTATAATACAAGTTTCTGACTGTAATAGCTTTATTGTTGTCGCAGGTAAAAGTACCAGTAAGGAGATACTTGATCTACAATCAATAAAAGGAGAGTTCTTTATTAAATTTAAATCTTATTTAGATGACGTTGGTATTGATCACATGAATATAATTGATATAATCACCTATGGTGCAACTTTAGAACCATTAGAATGTGGTTGGGTGAATGTTACTAAAGATCTGTATTATAATGTTCCTGAACCTGTGACAAACATTATAACGACTTCAGAATTTCCTTACGGACATAGTTTAAGTTGTGGTAGATCTATGGTGTATTACTCTAACTACATATTCAATCATATGTATAGTTTGCTTGGTGTAAAAGATTTAAAATTTTATTTCACAACTGAGGTTGACTCTGATGAAGATTTTAAAATTGAAATTTTATCTAAATCTAAAGTTAGTCCTAATGAAATTAAATCTTTGATTTTGGATGTTTTTGATTTTAACCTAAATGAGTTCAATAATAAATTAACTAACTATAACCTTATTGAAGACATTTTATATCAAGATAACAATAAGCCATACATGGTACAGGACAGATTAGAACATGTAGTTTTATTATAAAGAAAAACCACCATTAGGTGGTTTTTTTATTTCTTAAAAAATTCTTTTATTATTTTCACCCCATCTTCAATTTCGTCAAAATCTCTTTCAGGAGCAAATAATTTAGTTTTTGGTCTTTTTGAGTTTGGGTCCTCTATTGTCATAAAAGATGGTACGTATTCATTCTTTGTTATTTCTGTAAAAATATCATACTCCTCTTTATAATCGTCAATATCCCTATCAAAGTATTTAATGTTTTCTTTATCCAACATATTTTTTAAGTCGTGACAATAAGAACAACTTTTCATGGTATATAGTACAACTATCTTATCCATATTTTATTTATTTAAGTAATTTATACTATCATTATAATAGTTTTTATTTTGGTTCGACCCATAAGCATCGCAATTAGCGGATTTTGTTGTCTTACATGAAAATAAAACAAAGGTTAACAAAACTGATAAAATTATTCTATACATATTAATTTAATAAAAGATTTTTAACTAAACTTTTTATGTTGTTTTCAGCCATAACACCAACTCGTGTATCAACAACATTTCCCTCATTGAAAATTTTTACAGTAGGGATGCTTCTAATCCCTAGAGTTGAACTAATCTCTTTATTAAGATCCACATTCATCGTATACATTTCAACTTCTGTTTCATTTTCCGTTGATACTTTTTCAAAAACTGGTTTCATCATCTTACATGGTCCACACCATTCCGCCCAAAACTCAACAATAACTTTTTTACCTGAGTTTATTTTTTTTGTTAGTTCATCACCACTAATTTCCATTATTTTAATTTTATTAAATTTTTTATGAAGAATTTTATTTCTTCTAATCTTTCAGGGTCAAAATATATCATGGTTTGATAACCAACTTCATTTGTTTCCTTTTTTGATAAATATATGAATATGTCAGACTTATTTCTAAAAATGGTATCCGTATAAAAAAACCCATTTTCATATGTTAACATATCACAATACTCTATCTTAAAATTTTTTTCAAGTAATAATTCAGGAGTTAAATTAAGAGTTCCCTGTATCCTATTTTTAGATAATAGTTTACCTTCTTTATCGTAAATTGATTTTAAGAACTCATCTTCCTTTCCAAAATAATCTTTTTTATCCATAATATAAGAATAAAAAAAGTGGTGAAAAAGTCACCACTTCTTTATTAAATCATTTCTTCGGCCAATTCCCAAAGTTTTGTATTGATTGTGTTTTGTGCGATTATGTTATCTATTTTTCGCATCTTTGCCATTTTACCTCTTTGGTTTGACACTTGTACCCCACCACGGATAAATTTCTCTTGTACGGTGTTAAAAACTCTCCAAAGGTCATCTCCTTCATCTTCTTGTCGATTAGGTGTTAGAAGACCCAAGATTTCCATATCATTTAATGTTTTTTCAGCATTAAATCTAATTTTTGCAGATTCACGTACAAAATTTATTTTTTCATCAACCGTTAGTTCTCGAGACATCATACGACCAACAGATTGTTCAATAAATGGAAGTTTTTTAGAAAAGTTGTCTGCCAACTCTTTAACGTCGTCTAATTGAAAGTGGTTATGTCTCATTGTGAATCTCTCAGCGACTGCGGTTGGTACTGTTAATCCGTTTGAACACACAAGTCTGAATAGTCCTGCACTCAATGAAAATGCCGATGAACCGTTGTGTGAGTTTTTTACGATCGCCTCAACCAAAGTGTCACCTACTTTTGGTAGTTCACTATTACGGAATCTGATCTCGTGTAGAGAATGTACTCCCTTCCCTGTTTGTTTTACTGATGCGATTTGCCAACCTTCTCTATCAAAGAATTCCAAAACCTGGTCTGTTGGTACAAATGTGTACTTTTCTGTCATCTTAGGTGAGGCTGAAGTTGCAAATACTGAAGGTGCTTGTGTTTTAATAAGTTCTGGTGTGTAGATCATGTCTTTAGATTTAAAATTATAAAACAAATGTAATGGTTTATTTTAAATAAACAAAATTAATTTAAAATAATATCACCAAATTTTGTTCTTTGTATTATCTTATCAATATAAGGTTTTTTTTCTCCCTTAATGATAGGTAATTTTAATTCCAATACCACCTCAACAATTTGTGACTTTGTTAAAATATAATCCTGACCCTTTTCAAAATTAGAAATAGCTCTTTCTTTTAATTTTACATAGAATTCATCCTTTTGTAAGTCACCTATTAAAACAAGCAAATCATTAGGATTTTTTTCAAAAAAATTAATGAGGTTACTAATATAAACCTCTATGTCTACGTTTTTCATTTTAGTCTTCGCTTTTACAACCTCTTTTCTTTTTAAGTTCCGGTGGGAAATTAACAATAAAGAAGTCTTCGGTTGGTATCATGTATTTAAATAACTCTTTAGGTAGTCTATCAACATCAATACCAGAATCTAACACTGACACAAATGTCAGACAGTATAATGTTGATAATGATTTTGGTAAAGTTTTAAGTTCCTTATTCCCGGTAACGTTTAGGAATGATAATACTCCACACTCACCAATAGATTCAGGTAAACTTTTTATTATGTTGTCAGCAACAAAGGTCTTTAAATTTTTAAATCTTGATATATTTGCTGGCACATCAAATGGTTTTACTTTATCTGATTTGTTTTCTAAGTTAATAAACTGAGTATCTTTAGGTAACATTTCGAATAAAGTTTCTAACCCAAACATCATAGCAAATTTGGCAACAGAATCATTAGGGAAAGAAATAGGTAAATATGACAGGTCAAGATTTTTCTTATCCAATTGTTTTGCGTATGAATTAATAAGTGCCTCATGGTAAGGAGCCATCTCATCACTCATAATTAAGGAAACATCCGCTTCACTTAATTTGTCAATATCTGTTAACAACAACGATTTTCTTTTCTTTGAAAGGTAATAATCCTTACTTTCTTTGTCACTTACTTTAAGCATTTCACCATTAATCTTACCATCCATACCAATGTATTTGTGTCTTAAGTATGGTGTAAAGTTTGCCCATATTTGATCACCATTACCAACAGTTGTTAAGTCAGGTGTTCTTAATTCTAACCATAATTCAACATTCTCTTCTGATCCTAATTCCTTTATCGCATCGTCTGTTGTTAAATTTTTTCTTTCAAAAGTCATCATCATACTTTGTTGTTCACTTGAGTATGGATTAGGTTTGAAGTATTTTTCTTTTCCGTTTAGGTTTGGTATTTTTTGTACAATCTCACTAAAAGGCATAATCGTAGATCCTGCGAATCTACCTGAGTTAGTTCCATCCGCCAATCTAAATTGTGTGTTATTTCTCCAATCGTTATCGACTAAGATTACCACCGCATAATTAACATCACTTTCTTTTAAATTTTTATTAATTACATAGTATAAAGTTAAATTCTGTCTTAATCTATAATTGTAATAATAGTTTGAGGATCCCTCCCAAGATGTACACCATCTTCTATCAGGAGCGAATTTTTTTCTAATATTAATACACTTATGTTTTTGATCAGGTGCAAATATTAATATAGTGTCATCCTCATATGTGACATCAACATCATTAACATCAACTTCAGGCATTTTATATTCATCCTGCATAGGTAAAACGTCAACAACATGTTCAAACTCAATAAAAGTCATCATACCCGCCGGTTTAGTATTAATAGGGACCAAAGGATAGTTTGCAATATACCTATCAACCCTATTAACAACTTGTTCTATATTTTCTTGGGGATTTTCTTTAACCAACTTTTCAGTTAACTTTTCTTTCATAAAATTTTCAAAGTCTCTTCTTATTAAAGCAGAAAGTTCTATGGATGTCATAGTTAAAATGTCTTTTCTGAACTTCTTAGAATCCAAAGCTTTCATTTCAAAAAATTTCTTAATGTTTAACTTTGTTAATCTTTTATCTGCTCCGGCATTTTTTTCCATGAAAGTCTTATAAATGTCATCGAAAGATTTTTTAGACTTTTGACTCTCAGACTTAGAGTTTACAACATCTTTTAGTTTTTGATAGTCATAAGTAAAGATATCTCTCTCATTACCCTGTAAAGTGCCTTTAAATCTTTCAAAATCAGATATTGTTTGTTTAATAACCTCAATCGAATCTTCTGTTTGGCCAGAAAATTTTCCAACAAGTTTTTTAACGGTAGATTCTGGATATTCAAGTAATAACCTATTTTTTTTATTCGTATTTTCTTTAACTATATTTGATAATAATTTAACAAGTTCCATGATATTTTTTTATTAATAAATATTAGAATTATGAAAAAAAATCTTAATAGTTCATTATTAATATCTCTTCTCCCATATTTTGTTTTTTACCTTTTTTTGCTGCCGCGGCCTTTGCAAACTCCTTTGATTCCCATCTGTATTCATTTTTAGGGAACCATTCGGATAATAAAGGGAAATCATAATACGATAAAGAAAACTTACCTTCAATGTTTTTCAACGTGTTTGCCAATCTTTCATGGTCTTGTCTATCAAAATCATGGTTAGAATAATAGTTTTCTGTTTTCCAATATGGTGGATCCAAATAAATGTATGTGGATGGTGAGTCATATTTTTCAATTACATCCGCAAAGTCCATATTTTCCACTTCTGTGATCTTAATAAAATGATCAATCCAATCAGGCTTTGATAGTTTATCTCTAAACGTCAAATACTTTGACTTGTACTTACCTTTAAGGTCAATAAAAGAACTTGTTTCAGGTTTTGATCCACTAAATACTTGAGTTAAAACGTAAACATATTTTGCCGCAACTTCATAATCGCCAGGTTTTACGCTGAAACCTTCATTAAATATTTCAGCTTGGAACCTGATAAATTGTTCTTTATATAATGGTGGAGTTGTCACCTCACCAAATTTTTGACAATCAATTGAGTTGATTGCCTTCAATAACTCCGTTGGGTTTTGGATACACTTAAATAAGTTGTAGTTTAATGGGTTAAAGTCGTTGTAAACAACTTTCTTTAGGTTGGGGAACTCTTTTAAGTCCATATTATAAAAACACCAAAACATCCCTCCAAACGTCTCAACATACGTTTCCATATTCTTATCATAGAAAGGGACGATCCACTTTCCTATTTTACTTTTTCCTCCGATATAACTTAACATATTCAAAAAATAATAAACTTATCGTAATTAATCAACAAGAAAAAAATATAAAAAAACTTTGGTGGATAAATATAAAACAACTATATTTGTATTGTGGATGTGGTTAACCACTAAACAAAATGGATGATTTGGTACACCATTTAAAAAACGCAAGTCGTGATGTCATCTTACGGTTATTAGAGACAGGTCAAAATACCTTCCTAACAGGAAAAATATAAAGAGGGGACTTTTGGTCCCCTTTTTTTATTTCATTATATTTATTAATAATGAAAACATTAAATATTCTTAAAAATTTAATTTTAGAAAATAGGGGTAAATACCATAGGTTATTTACTTCTCCTGAAGGAGTTAAATTTATCGCAACAACTCATCAAACAGAAGATAGAAAAAGTAATTTAAGTTATGACGAAATAAAAGACATAATTCTAACCGCAATTAACTCAAATAGTAATACACATACACGAGTTGGGGTTCCTAACCTTATGATTTCAAAACTAATAAGAGACAAATATAGAAAAATACTTAATGAATTTTCCTTAAATTCGGAAGAGAAAAAAATAAAATTTGTACACAAAAGAAATAATAATGAAGATGAGGAAGTTTTTGACTACATTGAATTTATCCTTAGTCGTGATGAAGATAATACTTTTTTAGTGGTGTCAAGTACTTTTTCCGATAATGGTAATTATTTAAAACTTTACGGTAGAGATGCTGTCCAAGCAAGAAAAGTTATAATAGAAAAGTATTTTCATTTAAGAACCGTGTTATTATAATTAATTTATGGAAAAGAAAGAAGCAACTAAAGTCACAGGATGTCGTAAATGTAATAAAGGACAAGAAAATTTACAAATGTTTTTAGTAATCTCAGGTGGATTATTATTTTCTTTGGCGATTTACGGAGCCGTTAGATTGGTTCAAGACATCATATCTTGGTTTTAATCCCTATCATATTTCAAATATGGTCTTATTAACAGATCTCCTATAACAGTCTGCAATCTAAATCCTTTACTCTTAATTCTCAATGGTTTAGATGTATCCATATGTTTTGGGAAATTGACCGATATGTCCCCATCAGGGTGTGGAACTATAAAATTATCCTTGTTAATCTCTTCTAAATTAAAAAACTTATTATAAATTAAATGTTCCCCAAATTTTTCAAATCCACTCTCATTTGTTAAACTAATTTTTAATAATAAATCCCCGTATATTCCATTACCATAATCGCCCATATCATTTAGTCTCAACATTTGTCCATCATCAATACCATGTGGTACTTTAACTTCAACTGACTTTACCTCATCTTTTGTACCAGATCCATGACAAGCATAACAAGCATTCGTTATAATTGTTCCAAATCCTCGACAAGAGTCACATGGAGATTGTACCATTTGTACGAACATTCCACTCCCCATTTGTTTCCAAGTAATCCCTTCTCCTTTACATGTTTCACAAACTTTTTTATCACCACCAGTACCATTACAAGGATCACACTTTTCTTTTCTTTTATAATTTAACGAAACTTTTTCATTAGTGAAACTTTTTAAAACATCCACACTTAAGTTGATTACTCTTGATGGTTTTCTTTGTTGTCTAAATTGATTATTAAACATCTCATACATATCCGAAAATTGATTGAACTTTGAATTACCAAATGGGTTCTTTCTTTGGATGTCGTACTCTCTACGTTTATTGTCATCTCCAATCACATCATAAGCACCAGATATTTTCTTAAACAATTCTTCATCCCCGCCTTTATCTGGGTGGTTTTCCTTTGCTAAACTTCTATAGGCCTTCTTAATTTCGTCTTGTGTTGCCGTCTCCTCAACGCCTAATATGTTATAATAATTTTCAGAGTTCATTTATTAATTTTTTGTTGTATTATTTGTAATATAGGATAAAAAATATGAAATATCTAATAGTCTTATTTAAAAATAAGAAAAGAAAAAAGATTTTAAATAAATTTAAAACATTAGAGAGGGCAAACAAATATTTTAACGATACCCTTAAAACAAGTAACAATGTTTTATTTTCAAAATCATTCGAGAATGGTAAACCTTGTAAGTATGAGATTGGGTTTTTAGAATCCGGTTCAACAGACTTTAATTTATATTTCGTTAAAGACGAACTAGGAAGACAAATAAAAGTGGATATTGACGATCCTGATTACCGTCTTACTAAGATTGTTGATTATAACATTGAAGAGTTACTATATGATGTTGATGAAAAGAATAAAATATCTTTCGGTGGTTTTATTAAAAAGTATCTAACAAGGTCAGGAATAAAATTAATATCTAAACTTAATAATAAAGTCGCAATACAAAATGATGATAAGGTAAATTTGGTTTCTTTAAAATCTATTGATGAATGTTCAAGATTTATAGATGTTCTTGAGGATTATTTAATAAAAAATGGTAGGTTGGATTGTATCTTGGTTAAGGATACCTCTAAACAACAAAAAAAATACCTTTATACTATTTTAGAGTCTAAAGGTATTGATAAATCATTTCTTTATAGAAGGTTTACTACGTTTACTAGGGAATAGTCTTTCCCAAAAACTTATTTTTTTCTTTTCAATAACTTCTTCTTCAAGAACTTCTTCCTCGTAAATTTTATTATTGATAAAAACAATTTCTGTCCCTGAAATTTCAACTTTAAATCTTAATCTATTACTATCAACTTTTCTAAAATTTTTTTGTACTTCTTTAAAATCTTCATTGTCTAATTCATACACCAAAATTGTTTTTCCTGAAGGAAAAATATTATTAGCGGCATCAGTAACAATAACTAATTTTTCTAAGATATCATTAATATTTTTTTCAGTTTCTCCCATAAAGTAAGTTTCTTAGGTTTTTTTGGTAATATATCCTCTTTTTTTAATTCTTTGATCTTATTGATAAAGTTATTTTTTTCAAAATTTAAATCTTTAGAGTCTCTTTCTATTTCATTTTTTAACCAATCAATCTCAGCCTCCAATTTGCTTTTCTTCTTCATCATCTTCTAACTCAATTTTAGGTGATTTTATTTCAAATTTCAATCCTTGTAGATCATTTAATTTTTGTTTTTCAAAAATATGTTTTAGTTCGTCTATCTTTTGTTGGAATAGTTTGTCTTTGTCTTCTCTTTCCTTATTGTAAGCAATTATATTTTTTATATTAGTGATCTGATTATCAATTAATTGTTCATTAAATTCACTAACAAAAGAAAACAACCTTACGTTAGGGTTTTGGGTTTTACTTTCTAGTACGCTTTTTTCATCGACAAATTTTTTAGGTAATTTCCAAGTGTCTGGAAATTCTATGTCAAATGATAGATAATTTTTTAATTTTCTTACCGATTGTAAGTACGGAAATAAGATATTAAATTCTTGGAACATGCTCATTCGTTTGTTTGTATTAAAAATGTTATTATATAAGTTAAAGATAAACCATACAAAAATATTTCCCTACCACTTAAATCAATTGGTTTAGGATTACTATGTAGTAGGGAAATAACAAATTTTAGAAAAATTCTAAATATTGATAATATTGAAAATATAAATACAAAAAGATATAATGTATTAATGTTTGTCATATTATACTTTTTTACTTTCTAAAATTTCACCTCTTAGTTGTTGCATTAAAGCCTTTAACTCCTGAGCCGATTTTCTTGCTCTTGTTCCCGCACTTTTATTACCCTCAAAAAATTTTGTGGTATCTACGCTAAGTTGTTCTGTTAAAACTTTGATTTTTTCAAGTGTTTCCATTTTTTATTATTATATGTTTATTTAATATTAAAAATATCAATTTTAAGATCTTAGTAAATATTAAACAGTTAAATTGTTATCTAATGATTTGTATATATTTAACATTATGTCAAGATCTGATTGTGTGAAAGTTTTTTCTATGCTGAATATGTCATCAAAAAACTCCCCTATTGATTCTTTAATTTTTTTATCGTTTTGATTATAAAAGATCTCTATAAAAAATAATACGAAGTATTCGTAGTGTTTTCCCTCGTTGGTAAAAAATATACCTTCTTTACCAAAATTATCTATTGTTTTATTCCAACACCATTTAAAATGATTGACTATATCTTCTTCCGACATTTTTATTTTGGTTTCAGAATTATCTTCCTCCCCTAAAAATGTTTTTTTAATTAAATCATATAATGAATATGAAAAATCATAATACAATTCTAATTTTTCCGGTAAAATATTGTTAATTTTAAACCAAGTATCAATATCTTCTTTATTGATAGGTTTAGAGATATAGTTAAAAAAATTATCCATAGAGTTCATCTATGGATAATTATAGGTTATTATATTTTTATGTAAATTATTGTGTTTTTCTACCGTATGAAATTAAATTTCCGATTCTTTCTAAATCCTCGTTAATTTTTTTAGACTTTTTACTACTTCTTTTACTTCTTTTTTCCCCACTTTCAACTTTATTTAAAAGATCAGAAGCATCATCACTTCCTGGTCTATCTTTAACAATAGGTTGTGGAGATTTATTATAAGCCTTTTTCTTAATTTGACCTAACAAATTCTTTTCTCTAATTTCATTTCTTCTTTTGTTTGTTGGTGTTTCTACCGCATTTGCCCATTTAGGGTTGTTTCCTGTTCTTGACGATCCAAGAACATTATCTTCAACCCACTCTTTATTAGGTGCGAATTCATCGTATTCAATATTTTCTAATGCTGCGGCAGTAAAGTTTTCAACGTATTCTGCAACACTATCTGAAGGAACATAAGCCATCTTATCCATTTCTTCTATCTCCCCATTACCCATTGGGAAATGTTTAGGTTCCATAGTAAATGACTCTTTAGATCCATCTTTCATATAATCTTTCATTTTTTTAGAGACTTCTTTGTAGTAATCTTGATTTTCTTTTCCTGATTTATCAAAAGATCTTTCATATTCAGAATAACCTCTTGTTTTTTTAGATGGTTTTAATTTCTCTTCAGCTAAAGTCTCAATTAAATTAACAACTTGTTCTTCACTTAATCTTACAGTTCTACCTAATTTATCGTTGAATATTTCGTACTCATACATTTTTGTTCTAAATGTTTTTTCTCCCTTATTCCAAAAATCAGATGTTTTTTCCATATTGTCATACATGTCTTCTTCAATTTCTAAAAGACTAGATTCGTTCATTCCACACTCAGAACATTCTCCCTCCATTTTTAATCCACCACACTCACAGATGTCACTTTCATTAACTTCAAATTCGTAGATTGTCTCATCCTCCTCTAAAGAAGATCTATCCATATATTCTTTATTTCCTAATTTAAATTTTTCACCTTTTTTTGTTTTTCTAAGAGCATCAGTAAAAGCGTTTCCTTCTTCCATCTCTTCCTCAACATAATCAAAAGAATTCCCTGCTTTATTGAATTTCATTGTATCGTATTTTTTGGACATTTCTCCTCTATAGTTTTTCATTTCTTTTTTTATTATAAATATATGATTATCCAAGTTTATTCATTTCACTTAAGATAATATCTTTAATAATATCCTCATGAATTTTATATTTACCACTTATCTTTTTTATTACATTTTCTACCGATTGATTCTCAAAAATGTTAAGAGCTTTAATATCGCCTTGGTTACAATATGGAAAACGTTTACATTTTTTTTTAACCTGAACGAATTTTCCTCCAGGTAATTGTGTTTTGGATTTACCTCTCCAATCTTTCTTACTCATAGATTTGGCCCAAGCTCCTGTTGTTTCATATGATCCTGAAGATGAAGATGAAGTCGCTTCCGTGGCCTCAATTTTTTTAGGTTCTTCACCTGAAAATAAAGGTTCAAAGGATCCTGATCCTCCTGTTGCGGTTGCCTCTTTGGTTTCCGTATTATTTTTTTTAGTAGTAACTACCATTTCTAAAAAATCCTTTAATTCTTCAGGATCTTTTAAATATTTTTTCATCTCCTGTTTTATCTTGTTTTTTGATAACTTTTTGTTTCTAATAAGTTTGTACATTTCAATTATATCCTTCTTATCTTTTAAAAAATCCATATAATGATTTTTTGTATTTTCTCCGTTATCTTCTTCTGTTTGTATTGTTGATAATAAATCGTTTTTTGATTGGATGGCAGAGGTAGGGTCTAATTGACCTCCACCCTCATAACCTCTAGCATTTGCAATTACTTCGGAAAAACTTTTTTGTATTGCCCCTTTCCAATCTTCCATTTTTATTTAAAAATTAAAATATATGTTAATGCTCCAACTATTGATCCTGAAACTATTTCAATAATTGTGTTTTTTGTTTTTATTTTTTTAATATCTTTTCTTAACTCTTTGTTTTCAGTATCTAATAGTGTTACCTTTTCTTCGGTATCTTTTATTATTATTTCACTATTTTTATCTTTTTGTTCCAAAAATTTAACAACACCCTCTTCTTTAATTACTTTGGTTTCTAATTCTTTTATTTCTTTTTGATCTAAAATAGATTGTTTTTTTAATTTATCTAAGTCATTAAGATCTAATAGTATTTGTTTCCCCACATTAACAGGAAAACATATTGTAGTGGTATCTTCTTTTTGTGGTTTAGTTTGACTAAAACCTATAAAAGACACCATAAAAAATGTTAATAAAATAATTTTTTTCATAATTAATATTTGTATCTTTGTTTGAACGAACTGTCAATTTCTTTTTTGTCCATTCCTTTTATTTGATCTTTCTTTTGTTCGTAATAATTATTTACGGTTGTTTTTTCACTTTTTATTTTTAATATATTTTCATCAATCTTTTCAATATCTTTTTTATATGATGTGATAGAATCATTTAATTGTAGTTGTAAGTTTTTAACTTTACTAATGTTTTGATCTAATTGATCTAACTTATAATTTAATAATTCAGACCTATCTTCAATTGGTTTAAATATCTTAATTAGAATTATTGTTAATAATAATGTTAATACTACTAATAAGATTTCTTTATAATATTTAACTAAAAAATTTTTCATTTTTCTTTTGGTGTTTTTTTTCTGTTAGCGATAACTTTTGACCATTTTGCCTTAAACTTTTCGTAATAAGTTCTTAACTTAGTGGTAAATTCAACAAATTCATCATTAATGTTTATCATATCTCCGTTTATGTAAACCCCATTTGTTTCACCAATAGAGAAGAAAAATTCAATATCTAAGTCTTGTATTTTACCTGACCATTCTACGTTATTTGGGTATAAATTAAGAGTATTAAAATCAACTAATTCAGATACTTCACCAACAAACTCGTCCATTGATTCCTGAAATGCGTTTTTATCGTCTGTTGTTAATTGTAATTCTTTTTTATCTTTACCATTTATTGTCATAAGTCCTCCTGAAATCCTATAGGTTGTTTTCTTTTCAAACTTTCTATCTTCAGGAGTTTCTTCATTATCTTCGTCGTTGGGTTCTGCGGTTTCATATTCATCATCAGATTCCTTAATTATACCGTAATACTTATTAAGTATGTCTGTTGATTCCTTCACCATATCTTTGTTAAGAAGATTTCTTGATGCTGACAATAATTTTTTTATTTCTTCCTGTCTATTCATTTTCTAATAATTTACTAAATAATTCAAAATTAAAGGCCGGACTTAAGTCTGTAATCTCACTTAAATAATTACTTTTTGTGACAATACCTTCAAAATTTTCAATACCATTTATTTTTGTGTTGTTTCCCAAAATTTTGACCTCAATATTGTTATCACCACATAATTTTAAACATAAGTCTGAAGTAGATTTCATCTGATCTTCAGTATATGGTTGCCAATAATAATAATCTCTCCATCTTCTTTGGAAAACTTCACTATTATAAATATTGCCAATCCAGTTAATGTAACCAGTTTTTAATGGTTGTTTTTCTAACCAACCTAAATTTTCTAAACAAACAAAAATTGCGTTTTTATTTAAATCATTTTTATTAAAAAATTTTGAGTATTCTTGATCCTCCAATAACTTAACTATTTTACCTTCCCGATCAATAAAATAGTTAGGTATTTTATTGTATGACTCGTTGTGCCTGTATTTTAGGGATGTAATATATTCTTCAGAATATCTGGAGGAATGTATTAATATGATTTGTTTTTTTAAATCTGATACATTTTTAGATTTAAAGTTTCCATATTTTATTATGTCCACCATTATTTTTTATAAATCAATCTTTTCTTATTGTTTTCTTCAACATAGTCGGTTTCCCCCAAATCTTCAATTTCATATGGGGTAAATGCCAATGCGGTAGGTTCATCAATCTTTTCTTCTTCTGTTTGTTCAAGAGGTAATAAACCTTTTTTTCTTAATTTTTTAACCCTTTCCCAAACCTTTTTTACTTCGTCGGTACTTAGTCGGTACTTAGTCGGTACTTCGTCGGTAACTTGAGGGGTATGATGAGTTAAATAACTTTCAGGAATCTCAACCTCATCATGTATGGTAACTTGGGGGATAACTTGGGGGGTAACTTGGGGGGTAACTTGGGGGGTAAGTTCGTCTTTTCTTTTTCCTTTAAACGCTTGGTTTGTCGCAATAACTAACGTGATTGCCAATGGATCAAATACAAATATCAGAATTAAAATAAAAAGATTTGCCGTTCTTTTAATATCCCAATCAAGTAGTTCGCTAACATACTTTAGAGCTCCCAATTCACTTCCTGAAATTTCTTTTGATTCCATGTTTAAAATATCAATATCAAGTTGTGTGATACTATCATTCATATTATCAATTCTTTTTGCTATAGTGTCCCTTCTAACTTGTGCTTGCGATAATTGAGATTCAAATAATTTTCTATTACCTTCGTTGGCTCTTGTAATTACCTGTCCGGTTCTTCTATCTATAGATTGTGTTGTTGTGTTATTAGATACCCCATCTCTTAACTTAGTAATGTCTCCATCTAAAGTGTTTTTTTCTTTGGTTAACTCAACTTTAACTTCATCAAATCGTTTCTTTTTGACTTCAATATTTTTAACTTGTTTTTCATTTATTTCAAGTTTTGCAATATTACTCTGAAAACCGGTACTTAACAGTCCGTATATCCCTAAAGAGGTAATTATAGATAGTACTATAAGAGCAATTGATAGGTAAATCTTAAGAATACCATAGGTTTCTTTCCATTTATCGTGTAAGTATGTTGCAATTGCAATCTTGGATATTTCAAGGAATGATCCCATAATGATAACGGGTAATGCTACACCAACAAATACTATTGATAAACCAACTACTGAATAATATGCTGCAGTTCCAGATAAACCCAACGCACAAAATAACATAAACCAAGGTAAAAATTTTTCTTTCATATTAATAAACTATACTTAATAAATATAAAAGATAAAGAAAAACCCCCATTTTAGGTGGGGGTTTATATATGATAGGGTTGTTAGTTTAAATTAACGATCTTCAATCGTAAAGCCAGAAGAATCAACTTCAGGACCATTGTCAATTAACATTTCAACTTTGATCTCACCATCAACAAATCTTGACACAGAACAGAATTCAATTTCAACATCCTCATTAAGATTTGATTTAAATTCATTATATTGTTCCTCAGTTTCAAAAGAACCACACTGAGTTGCTGGTGATTGATAAACTTTTAACCGGTAAGAACCGTATGGATTTTTTAATTCATTAGTTTCCCATATTAGATTATCAAAAGCGTAATTTTCAGTACCATCCTCGGTAAGAAATTTACCATCCTCACCTCTTTTATAAAATCCAGATCTATGATATCCACAATTGTTACAATTTAAATATTCTTCTCCTGTTTTGTAATAGAAATCACTAAAGGCTTCTTGTTTACAATTTGGACATTCAATAAAGTCAATTACACTTCCCATTTTAATTTATATATTTTTTATTAATTTTTATTTTTCCACTCCTTCCAAGTATCAAAATCTTTTAACTTCTCCATCTCTTCTTCCATCCATTTAGCACCTGATATAAACATATCTTTCCAATAACTTGCATCTGATGGTCGATGGTAAGGGTATTTCCTATCTAATACTTTAGTAGCTGCTTCTTCAACTGTTTCTTTTTCCATATCACTTATTTTTATTTTGTTTCAACTACGTATTTTCTTCCTTCTTTTTCTAATTTCCCAACAAAATCATTTTCGTGATTAATACCACCATAAAAACCACTTCCGTCCGACCAAACACCTTTTTTATTATTTTTATAAACCATTTCACCATCGAATGTAATATATTCAGGTTGGTCATTTTTAGTCAAAGCGTAAGCTCTTGTCATTTCTCTCTTCTCAGATGGTGAGTAATTACCTGACCAATCTTGACGACACATAAATGTTGCTTGTCCAACAACAACCTTCTCTCCGTTGAAGGTTGCGTTCTTATCAAATTTTTTCTTGTATGTATAGATGTAAGTTCCCATTTTTTAGTTTTGTTTAAATGCTTTGTCTGCCCAAGTTTTTGCTCCCATTCTACCCCACAATTCCATGTCACACATATCAGGGAATGACTCTCTCATAGTTCCTACGGTTAACACGTCCAAGAACCCTTTGTCGATTGAGTACCATTTACCTCCTTTGACAGTGTAAACGTTCATCCAGTATCCGTACTCATTTTTTGCTTGGATATTAACCAATGAGTTTTTTTGGTATCCACGGATTACTGATTCTGCGGTTCCTTTAGTGTCGTGGATATTGATAAACCCTGCCTGACATTTATTTGCGATACGGAATTCGTATTCTTTGTTCACATCTTTAAGGTGGTTAGATACCCCAACGGTAATTCTTTTACCTTTGATGTTTGTGTTAAAAGATCCGTAGAATACATCTCCGGACATTGTCCCTTCAGTTACTTTGATGATGTCAGTTGTCATAATATTTCGTTTTAGATACATTACAAAGGTAATGATTTTTTTTAAACCACCAAACAAAAAGTATGAAAAATTATTTAAATATATTCAAATAATACAGAACCACCATTTCTAAGTCTTCGTAACGCTTTTTCTTTAATCTGTCTAACTCTTTCTTTTGTTAGGCCAAAATCAGTCCCAATGTCCTCAAGGGTTCTTGGTGTTCCTGTTAACCCAAAATAATCTCCAACAATTATTTTTTCACGATCGTCTAAAACATTTAACAAAGACATTAATTTATCTTTTAATAAATCTTTAGTATTAAATGCTGAATCAGGTTGTTCGGCATCTGGGTTTGAGATCATGTCAATTAAAGTATCTCCTTCATCATTAATTTTCATATCTAAATCAATTATTGATGGTAAAGATGAGAACTTATCTTCAAGTTTTTTACCTGTTTGTTCTAACTCTTTCTTTGCTCTTTGTAGATCCTGAACAACATTAACTGGTAGTCTTATTGTTCTTGCGTTATCATTTAATGATTGGATTATAGATTGTTTAACCCACCACACTGCGTATGAGATAAATCTTAAGTCCTTATTCCAATCAAAGTGTTTAATTGCCTTCATAAGACCTAAATTACCTTCAGCGATTAAATCTGAAAGATCCAATCCTTGGTTTTGGTATTGTTTTGCGACTGTTATCACAAAACGTAAGTTACCTCTAAGTAATTCTTCCTCAATTTGTTTTCTTTGGTCCACACTTATTTCATCTGACTTCATAAGTTTTGCCATTTCCTTTTCTCTATCGGGAGTCATAACTTTTATTTTCCTAATGTCTTTAAGGTAGTGTTGAATTTCTTCTTGGTTTATTGGTGCCCCAACATTTTTGTCTTTCATATTATACGTTTTTAGAATATTCGTCAAGTTTATTTTTTTCTGATTTAGTTAAAGAGTTAATACCATTATCTGTTATTTTATCTAATATCTCATCAACTGTAAGGATACAAATATCTTCATTTTTTTCCTTATAATCAACAGATGATAGATAATTTTTTATAAACTCCTCTTCGTTGAGTTCAATTTTAGGTAATTCAAAGATACCTTTATTACTTTTTCTTTTTTTCTTATTTGGATAAAGATCCATTAGGTGGTCTAAATTTTGTTTCTCAATATTACTTGCAAAATTCCTTCCTTTTGGGATTAAGAAGTACGTAAAGTCATCAAAGTCTTTACTAACTAATTCCAAATAGATATTCAATTCAGGAAATGACATTTCTGTTTCAAAATGGTAAACCGCGTTTGTATCACCAAAAACAAATTTAATTTCGTCTGATTTAACAATTGGACTTAATTCTTGAGCAATTCCTCCGACAAATTCGGTTTTGTTTTTTTTATCGTCACAACGGTAGATAAATAAGATATATTTCATTTTTATAATTTTCGTAAGAATTAAAACAACTATACTGTTATTGTTGTACAAATATAGTTGTTTTTTTTTGATTTACAGAATTTTTAATGAATAAATATTTTTTAATTATTTTGATAGTCTTGAGACATTATTTTGTTTGGATATCTTAACCGTTGAGTCTGCCCATTGATTAACCAAAGGATTGTGCGAAATAAGGAATATCTTATCAAAATATGTCTTAATTTTGATGAAAAATTCGGAAACCATTTCTAAATTATCGTTAGATATTTTACCAAATACCTCATCAAAGACAACAACATTTGGTTTTGGTAACGAACAAACCTTACTTAATACCGATCTTAACGCTAACGAAGCAATTGTTTTTTCGTAACCTGAACCTGAAACCATCAATTTTTCAATACCAGTTCCATTATCAACCATAATAAATTCAACCTCACTTTTATCATTAATTCTCACCTCCAATTTAAAATATGAACTATCTTCCATTAATCTTTGTAATTCAGAATTAATTAGTGGCATCATAGTTTTCATTATTGATTTTGATACCCCATTTTTTCCGTAAGATTCAAGATACATTTTATAAATTTTATCTTTTTCGTCCTCTTCTTTTATTTTAACGATTAATTTTTTATTATGTTCTATTTTTTCTTCATTTGTTTTTATATTGTATTCACAGTTAGATATTTCAGTGTTCTTATTCTTTTTTAATCTATCTAATTCCTCTAAACGAAGATCTGCCTTTATTAATTGACCGTCTATTTGGGTATTTAATTTAATCTTGTCTTGTACTTCGGACCATCTTTTTAATTTATCATTTAAACCATTAATCTTAAGGTCACAACTTTCCACACTTAAATCATATTTTTCTTTGATTAATTTGTTTTTTTCATACTCATCAAATTCTTTTTTAAGTCTAACAAATGTTTGTTCTGTGCCGGTTAAAACCTGCATTATGGTATAAATTTGGTCTTTTTGCATGATATAACCATCAAGTTCGGCAATTTTAGATTGTGTGATTGAGGCCATCATTAAGTCAATTCCACAGTGTTCACATTTGATTCCACCGTCAACAGAACTCTTTAATTCTTCAATTGATTTAATCTTACTTTCAACCTCAACCATTTGTTTAAATGATTTGTTGTATTCATCTTTAACTTTATCGTGATCATCCTCATAATAAAACGAAGATGGTTCAATAACTTTAAGTTCGGTTAACTTAACTAAGAATTCTTCTTTTTCTTTTTTTAACTTAACAACCTCGTCTTGAGTTTTATCAGGGTTCATCAGAGCAATTTCTTTATCAATGTCGTTATGTTTTTTCTTTAACATATCGTCACGATATTCTTTACCTTTGGATATCTTATCTTCGATGTCCTCTAGTTCTTTTTTGTTTTCCTCAATCTGATCATTGTATTCAACGATTTTAGTCACATAAGTTTCTATATCCGTTTTTAATTGTTCAGAACTATACAAATTTGATAGTTTTGATTTTCCAAACGAACTATATATTTCTTTCGCAACCTCCTCTTTCCTTTTTAAAAACTCAAGACCCATAAATCTTGATAGGACTTGTCCTCTTGCAGTTGGTTTTGACTCCAACAACTCTTCAAGATTTGTCGAAGTTGTAAGTATTGTCATTAAAAAATCTTCTTTTGTTCCAATAGAATTTTTAATGAAAGCTTCGGTTTCTCTTCTTTGTTCACCAGTAAAATTTTGTAAACTACCGTCGGAAAGTTTTTTAAAGAAATCTAATTCTGTTTTTACATTCCAATCACCTTTTTTTGATTTCTTTCTTTCAATTTTTCTTAAGATTATATAATCTTCACCATCAATTGTAATTTCACCTTTAACAACTACCGAGTCTTTATCGGTAAATCGATTAAAGATTTCTTCGGCCTTGGTTGTTTTTGTTGTCTCATTAAAGAATAAGAACATTAATAAGTCCACAGACAAAACTGTTTTCCCTCCAAAATTTGGGGGGTCGGACTCAACAACAATTAATCCATTTAAAGTATCAAAATCTAATTTTTGATTTTCACCATAGGATAGAAAATTTGAGAACTCAATGTTTCTAATGTACCATTTTTTAAATTGGGTTACGTCAACGTCACCTTCTTCCATTTTATGTTCTACAGTTCTGTTTAGATCTAATATTTGGTCTAAGTTTTTATCATAACCTTTAGATTGTAAAAAATTTTTCAAAAGATCTATTTGATAATTACTATCAGTGATATTAACAGACACATCAACTGTTTGCATTGTTTCTTGATCTACGTTTTTAACTTTTGTTAATACGTTGACGTTTGTTGTATTATATTTTTTTTGAAAATAGTATTTAACACTTTTAATTTTATCTTGAGTAAAATTTTCTTGTAAGTCCTCCCAAACAACTTGTATTGTTGGGTTTTCAAACTTAGTAAAGTCTAAATCTTTTATCATAATTTTGTAGTTGTATATTTTTGGTGGATTAAAGAGATCCATTTATTATTTGTCTTCTTCCTTATTTTCTTCATTAATTTCAGGAGTATCTTGATCAACAACATTAAAAGTTAATGGTTGTCCCGATAAACTAACGTCAACCCCATTATTTTCTTGCAATCTTTCTATTTGTTGTTTCATTAACATATCAAATGCTTTTTGCATTCCTGATTTTTGTTCTTTTACTTTTGCATTTCTTTTTGCGACCTTTGCTCTGTGTTCTTTATCTTTTTTTCCCATTTTATTTATTATTTAATCGTTTAAAATTTGTTCTTCAGTTTCTGTTGTTTCTTCAACATATTGATTTTGTTTCATTGGTCTGTTTTCTTCAAACCATTCAATTATAGAATTTATTGCCCACACAAAACCTGCGGATAATATCCCATCAAAAAATACCGATAAATATTTATTAAGTCCAATGAAACAAGTGTTCGGAGAAAAGTACGCCAAGGACAGGAAGAACCCTACCCAAGTAGATGTACATAAAACACAAGATATTAATTCAGATAAAAATTTACCAAAGTGATTAAAGGGAGCATATTTATTATTTCCCCATTTATGGATTGAGTTTCTTAATCCGTTAAATATTGACCCATAAACTAAAATGTTTGTCATACCATAGGCAACCATTGCCCAAATTACTAATTCTATCATAATATATCTTTTAAGTTTGATCCTTTCATAAAAAATGCGTTCATCGCATTATTGTTAGGTTCTTTGTTTATTTTTTCTAACTCTTCTATTTTTTTATTTTTTTCTGAAATCTCTTTTCTTAATTTCTGTAGTGTCTCTTGAAGTAACTTTACTTGGTCGTCATCTTTTTTAATGTCTAAATTACGTCTAAGTTCGTCTAACTCTTTATCCTTTTTAGACATTTCATTTTGGAAAATATTTTCCACTTGTTCTGTCTTAGTGGAAAATATTTGTCTTTCCGTGTCTATTTCATCATTTAAGTGGAAAATATTATCTTCCAACTGTTGTATTTTTAACAATAGTTCATTCTCACTTGTTTTGTCACTAATATATTCTATTTTTGTGACAATTTTCTCAACAGGTACTTCCACAGTAACTTCCTTGATTACCTCAATTTCCTTGATAATTTCAACTATTTTCTCAACCTCCCTTATAACTTCAACGGGTACTTCCACCCGTATTTCTCGGATTACCTCAATTTCCGCACGTTTTTCTTCAATCCCGCACGTTTTTCTTGAATCTATTAAGTCTTTTTCACCTTCGTTATCCGTTTTTAAGTCTTTTTCACCTTCATTAAGTGTTTTACCCAAAAACCCATAAACTTCAACATCTAACCCTTTTTTTATTGTTTTAATAATAAAACCGTTTACGTCGGTTATATCATTTAATCTACAATAATTCCAAACTTTGTCTTTTAAGTCTTTTGGTAATTCCATTAATTAAAAATTTTGTATTTTTTCCGTTCCTTTTTCAATATCTTCAAATGACTTCATTGAGAATTTTAAAAAAGGTTTTGGGTTAAACAAGTCTCTATAAGTATAGTCGTTTGTTTCAACATTATAAACACCATAACCATGTCTACCGATACTTTCACCAATATTGTTTTGTATTGTTGATCCAATCATATAACCTTTACCTGTCTTAAACTTAAATTCCGCTCTTTTGTGAATATCTCCACATAAAACAACATCAAGTCCATCAAACTTTTCAACATCATACGCCTCTTCCCCAAATTCAAAACCTAAATCAGTTTTAAGTCCTGATATTGGTCCATGGAATAATCCAACCTTAATTCCAGTTGCAACATTTAAATCAGGTGGTATGTTTCCTTGATATTGAGAATAGACACACCAACTTATATTTTCATCCTCATACACACCCCTATCTCTGTAATAAAATATATTTGGGTTGTTTAGTGAATTAATTACGGGTGAAAGTGCATCTAATCTTTCTGTGTTATTAACTAAGAAATCGTGATTACCTGGTATTATAATTGTTGGCGCAATGTATGAACATTCTTTTAATATCCAAGAAACCATTTCAATAAGCTCAGGTGTCATTTGATTTTTTGAATGAACTAAATCTCCCGTAAAAACAATTCTATCAGGTTCAAGTTCTCTCCATTGATTAATAGCCTCTTCTAAAATTGATTTATATAAGTCGTGATCTTTAAATAATCTTATATGTAAATCAGAAAAATGTATAATAGTTTTTATCATACACAAAATATAAACTATTTTAAATTAATTGTCAATCAACAAAAAACCCACCTTTTTGGGGTGGGTTTAATAATTCTTTTACTAAAAATTAAAATCCTTCATAAAGTCTTAAAATTTTTTGGCCATCCCGATCAATAATATAAACTTTACTGTCAGTGTTTTCTACCCCAACACATCCTTGGATGTCGTATTGTGGATTTTTTGCTTTATCTTCAGGTAAAACTTTAAAAGAGAATAATTCTTTTCCGTTTTCAGTTCCTGTTGGGACCATATTAGATTTTGCGGAATCAGATAATAAATTCATTTCTCCATCACAAGATTGCCAATAAATTTCACCATCTAAATTTGATTCTAACAAATAAAATCTTGATGTTGCTCTTTTATGCATTTCAAGAATTCTATTTTTTTCAGAGGTATTAAGACTTGATAGTATGTTTTTCATAATTTTAATTTATTAATAAGTATATTAATACTTTAAAAAAATTAATAATTACATAACAATTTTTGGTGGTGAACCTAAATCATCATAACCGTCTTCTTTAAAAGGGTTATGTGGTATTGGTATTTGAATTGGAGAGACCATTGTTCTTGGGTTAGGAAAAAATGGGTCGTTATTATTAACTTTTTTCATTTTTTCTTTAATACTTTCAATATCAACCTGTTTAATTGTTGTCCAATCTCTGTTGGTCATAAAACCATCTAACCAAACGTAAAATTCTTTGTGTGTCATACCAATTCTCTATTATAAAGGTTTACTAATATAAGTCTAGCAAATCTAAATTCCCTAACTCTATTTAAGTTTAACCCATAAGCCAAAGCCACACTTTTAAGGTGTGGGTATGCCTCATTTATTGTCATTTTCCCGATTTCCATTATTCAAAAATTAAAAATTCTTCATTTACGAATCCACAACTATCACACATATAGGTTGGGAACGGTACAATGGTATCCTCTGGGGTTCCTGTCAATAACTTAGGTACTTTTTTTATCATCGTAACTTCTTTGAAGAATTTAGATTCACATTTTTCGCATTTAATTGTTTCTTGTTTTTTAAGATCAATTCTTGGTTTAATAATATCGTCCATTATTTTATAATATAATTTATGTTTATTTTAAATTTTGGGTGGTCCCAACTAGTGTTGGTATACCAAATAGGTGTGATTGTACTTTCCATGGTAAAAATATAGTTTTTTATTTTATTTTTTCAAGTATTTGGTCATATCCATTTCAAGGATTGTTTTAATTGTTTTTCTTGAGACTCTGTACTCAACGTACTCTCTTTCGTCCGTTAATCTTACGACTATACAACCCATTAATTGTATGTCTTCATACTTAGACCCTTCTAACATTTTTAAAAGTAGTTTACCGTAGAATGGTAACTGAGTATTATAATGTCCGAGAGCGTTATTTGGTAAGTCCTCAAATGGTTTTCTCATTGGTTTTGTGTATTTGTTGGTAACAAAGTTTTTTTCCTTATTTGTTTTCCAATCTGTTATTAAAATACCAAGTTTGCCATTAACCCCAATAACCAACCAAACCTTATCAGGTTGTCCCGTATATCCTAATTCAGGATGTCCCAAAACAATTTCAGTGTCCAATAAAATACAACCTCTTTCTTTGATTAAATCAATGTATCGTTTACCGGCAACTATCATCGAGTCTCCTTTGACTATTTGTTCGGCATCACACTCAAATATTGGTTGTCTTATTTCTTTTTCAATACCAAATTCTTTTAATGTATGAGTTTCAAGTATGTAGTGAACACGAGATCCCATATTTGTTGAGTATGTTCCGGCGTCTGACCATTCTTTTAATAAACGTTCTTTTTCGTCAGGATTACCACCTGATTTATATTCCGCAATTCCTTCTGAATCAAATTCCTCATAAAACAATTTCATTAATTTTGAAACTGAGGGAAATTTAGAAGTTAGATTACCATCAAGGTCAATCATTGTGTACTTGTGAGATTCTTCCTCAAAAGTTAATTGTAATTCTTTTTGTTTTTCTGAAATAATTTGTCTTATTTCTTCTGCTATTAATAATAAATCCATTAATCTCTTATTTCTATAAAGTATTCATTTATATTACCCCTTAAATCACAAACATCTTGATCGTTAGGTAATTTCACTATTTTTATTTTTTCGTATAATTCTCCACCATTTAATTCGTGGTAAAGTTTAATTGCGTTATTCCATGCATCCCCATCCAACGCAATTATCACATTTCCTTTTGCGTTATTATAAACTTTATCAAATAACATTTCTGACATATGTTTACCCAACATTGGTATTGAGTTCTCTAAGAAAAATCCATCGAATACTCCCTCAACCAAGTAAATGTCTTTTTTCCAATCTATTAGTTTTTCATTAAAGATTATTTTGTCTTTCTCAGCTTCTGGGTTTTTATATTTAAATTTAGTATGTGGGTCCCAACTACGGGCAACATAATAATTTAATTCTCCTTTTTTATCGTACGATGGAACAACTATTCTACCAACATGACTTCCCTTATCACAAAAACCAATACCATATTTTTCAATAATATCATCTGTTATTCCACGACTTTGTAAATAATTATAAGCCTGTCTTCTAACAGGATAAATTTTATGAGAGTCTTTAAATAACGTAAAACTTTCAGGTAACTTTAATTTTTTGTATTTTTTTTCTTTTACGGGTACGGTTTCTGGTTTTAAAATATAATATAACTTTTTTTGTTTTTTATTACCAAATTTGTCAAATAACTTACCCAAAGATCCGTGAGTATTCTCAATATCACCACAAGACCAACACTTATAAACATTACTTATGTAATTTATTTCCAAATTATGTTTATTTCTACCTTCATCGCAAACGGGACAATTGAAGGATATTTGACCTCTGTTGTCATAATGCAACCCGTGGTCTCCCAAAATTTCTTCTAATAATTCAACTAAAGCCTCGTTTTCTTCCATTACCTAAAATATAGTCCAAATAATTAAGTTAATCAACTTCACAAGTTTTTTCAATTTTCTATATTTATTATAGATAATATATTTATGCCAACAAACGTAACAATAACAAATTTAACAGGATCTTCACCTTATAACGTGTGGGTTTGTGATACAACTTTAACAACCTGTATATATGTTAGTACATTTAGTACGGTACCTTACACATTTGAGGTTCCTTACGTATACTCTTCTTTAACAGATTTTATTGTAAAAATTGTTGACAATAATAATTGTATAAAAACTAATACCATTACCGTATAATATGGCTTGTGTTTTACTTGGAACGTTTTCCTACTCATCAATTAGTCCTAAATTACTTTGTGACGAAATTAAAACTATATCAATTTATGGTGATGATTTAAACTTGGGATCCTTAATCTATTCAGATTCCTTATGTACAGTGTTGGTAAATAATGGATTTTATTCTGACGGGATTAATACATATACAGTTGGTGAAACAAGTGACAGTGGAACCATAGAAACCATAGAACCTTGTGCCGAATGTAATACAGAATACTGTATCTCAGGTACAGACACGTATGACGATAACTATACGTTTAATGGATCTTATAACGGTTTCCCATATTATACAGGACAAAGTGGGAGTTATTTGATTTACTATTCGACAGGCGAGACTTGTTGGTGCGTTTCTTCCGTATTAGATGGCCCTTGTGAACTTTTTGGTAAATCGCCTTGTCTTAGTAATTGTCCTGATTTATGTGAAACATTTTTTACTGAAGGATATTGTGTTGTAAGTACAACAACAACATATAATAGTTGTGACATAATTGATTTTGAGGCATTATTTAATTGTGATGTCACTCCAACTCCAACTGTCACTCCAACATCAACACCAACACCAACCCCTACAGTAACTCCAACACCATCTAATGTGTGTAATAGTTTAAATTTTGTCGCAACAGGTATAACATATACCCCAACACCCACACCAACACCTAGCGACACACCAAGTCCAACTCCAACGCCAACAATAGATTGTTTGGTTTCAGGTTTAGTTACATTTAATATTATTGATGATTACATAAGATGTTCAAATAGTAAGAAATTTAGAGATTGTTTTACAGGAACTGAATATTTTAGTGCCGATCTAATTCTTATAAATGGTGAAATCCCTATACAAGGTTATGTTTATAAAACAATAATTAATGATGAATCTATTTGTGCGACTTTCTTAGGTTTAGTGGATAACATAAGTGGTGTTGATAAAATAGAATTAGTGTCAGAACTTGGTCCTGAAAATGAAGGTAAGTGTTTGGATTGTATTCCGAGTCCTTCAAATACCCCAACACCTACACCAACATCAACCCCAACACCTACACCAACCACTCCGGTTGGTTGTATTGAGTGTTCATCAACAATTAACTTACCTCAAGTTGGTAATTCAATTACGGTTAATCAAAATCAGGCTTTAACTTTGGGTAATGGATTATCAACAGTGGGAGGTGGTATAACAATTACAGGTAACGGAACAGGTGCAATAGAAGAAGGGATATTTGGTGGTTTCTTAGGTTGGTGCCTTACAGGTCCTTTGGTCCAAGACGGGTTTTTATATTTAGGTAATGGTGTTTTACCTGTGGATTATCCATTCTCATATACTTTAACATTTAGTCAACCCGTAAATAACATAAGTTTAAGAATAAATAATTATGATTATTTAAGTCCAACAAACTATGAAACCTTTACGTTTACAACAAATTCAGGTAATCCATCTATTTCAAGTTGTATTTATTGTTGTGCTAAAATTAATGGTAATATTATAGAGGCATCTCCTTGTCCTCAAACATCCCCTCAAGGTAATGTTGGTTCAGGTATATTCACATTTACAACTTTGGCACCGTACACAACTCTTACAATAACAGGTAATGGAGCAGCAAATTGTGCAGGTACTGTTTTTGATTTATGTGATTCTTCACTTTTAGGATAAAAAAAAATACCATCTAAAAAGATGATATTTAAAATTATTGGTATTTTAATAGATATTATTTCCAAATTTCTTTTGATTTCATATATCCAAGAACACAAGCATATGCGTCAGTTTGATCAAAGTTTTCTTTTTTGAGGGTATTGTTTCTTGTGTATTGCCATTTTATTTGTGGTTCTCTTTTTGCAACTTTTTCCCATATCAACATCTTCTTATCAACGTCTTTTGGTAATCCTCCAAATAACACATATTTACCTTTATCATTTTCTTTAACCAACTCAGGAAAAGCAAATTTCCTTGAATTGTATGTCGATATAAATTCGGGTACTATATTTAGAGTTTCATATATTTCTTTAAATATGAAACTGTTAAATCTTAATAAAGTTTGTACTGTATACACATTATTAGAGTTCATTAACGGTTCTTCGATAATAACACTAACAACCCCTAAATTTTTATATTGTATTAACTTTTCTCTAAAAATCTCACACTTAAGTAATAATTCTTTTAGCTTTTCGTCCTCTTTCATTTTTGGTCTTGGCGACACATGTGTTAACTCCAACAATTGTTGTGATTGAATGTCAAATAACGCCCATCCTATTGTCTTAGTTGATATATCTAAACCAAGGACCTTTGGTGAATTTTTTATTTTTGCCATAAAGTGTTTTTATTATAAAATAAATTAAACTTTAAAAAATTAAAGTTTAAAAATCTATTTTAACTAAGTACTGTTGGATTCCCTGTCTTAAAACAGGTGATTGTAATTTAGACATAACTAATATATCTTTATCTTCATCTAACAATGCAATTTCGGTTATATAAGATTTTGTCCCTTGTTTCCAAGTTGGGTTTGTTGTATTTTGGAACTCGGTAAAATTTAAATTAATTTTATATTTCATCTCATATATTGTTGCCATAATATCAGACTCAAAAGACCCATAAAAATAGTATTCATCACCAAAATTTAAATCAGGCACATCATTACCAATTTTTGTTAAATTAATGTAATTACCTAAATCATAATATGGTGCTTTATCATATTGATCTTTAGTTATAACAAATGTATTATTTGTTAATGTGTCTTGGGTTACTATACCCCCTAAATCACTCGTATAATCAATTACTCTCCAATTTGATGGGTCAGGTCTTTGACCTGTTACCACTTTTTGACAAATTATTTGGAAGTATTCCGCAAAATAACCTTTTGTGATGTCACAAGTTTGTGGACATATTGTTGTTGTGGTGGTGATTGGGTAATAAGTAGTAGTTGTACTTGTGATTGGATAATAAGTGGTACTTGTAGTTGTGATTGGATAATAAGTTGTAGTTGTTGTTGTTATTGGATTTTCCCCCAAGCAATTAAACTCTCTTCCAAATCTTACCGCCACGTTTTGTGAAACATTAGGACTACAATCATTATTATTACCGACTAATTTAACATAGTAATTACAATGTAGTGAATTAGTACTACATGTTTTATTTGTAAATCTATAAGTTACATACATAGTTTCTCCATTACCTGTAAGAACCCCATCAGCATTTAAAGATGCTTGTCCACAAGTGTTTGGGGTTATTAACGATAGTTGTGGTGCTGGTAATGTAAAGTTTCTATTTGACTTGTAAGACATTGAGGCAATTACCTCTTCATCATCAATAATAATTAATTTACTATCAGGGAATACTTTACCAATTCTATTAGGTAGTCCATTTTTATTTTTATTGTTATCCCAAAGATGATAATATCTAATTCCAGGATTATTCATATCATCATTTTTAGTTGTTTGTACATATCTCACTTGGAATAGTCCCTTACCTTCAAATTCTGGAGGATCTACCCAAAACGTTTGTCCAAAACAACAATCGGGATTTTTATGCCACATTAACCATGGTATATGTAGTCTAAAATTTCTTGCTTGACCTGTAGTATCATCAAGATTTGACGGATCATAAGGTTCTAACGCAAATTTTTCACCATAGAAGAAATCTATGGTTTGATTAGTGTAGTGTATAATTGCAATCGCTTTTTGTTCTTCAGGTTCAACATCAACAACTTCACCTAAAGAGTTATAATAGAATGTATCTGTTGTCTCAGCACTTAAAGTGTTATTAATAAAAAATGTCTGACCTGAATTTGAATTGTACCCAAAGTATTCTTTAGACCCGATATAATCTACAGATCCAAAATATTCATACCCTTCATATTTTGTTGGTACTAAACCAGCAGGATTTTCAGTCCATGGAATGTTCATATTCCAAATTTTTACATCAAACTGATCGGTATCACATATTGATTCAAAATCAATAACTTGTTCACCCCAATGTGGGTTTGGTGTTAGACTATCATATATAGATGTCATGTTTGGCGGATAAATTAAAGTTCTTGCATAACAATGACTAATAACGGTACCGCAAAAATCAGGTGTATTTCTATCTAATGTTATTATATCTTCACAAACATCAACAATTCTATATGTTAATATCTGATAACAAGAGTTCATAGAGACCACACAATTAGGTGGTGGTGGTGCCGGACACAATCTACTAGGTGTAGGTGTCAAACATGGAGTTTTAGTTGGTGTAGGTGTTGGTGTTGGTGACGCACAAGGATTATAATCTTTAGTAACACTTGGTGTCGGTGTTGGTGTTGCCGTTGAGGTTGGTGTTAATGCCGGTAATTCTTGGCAATCACCCCATACCAAGTAGTCTCCATCTTCTGTCATTAAAAATTCGGATAATTCTGTCATTATTATACAGGTTTCCGGAATTGGTGTTGGGGTTTGTGTTGGGGTTACGCTTGGGGTTGGTGTTGGTAAATTAATACAACTACAGTCATACTCTCCAAAACCATCATAATAAATTGTTATAATATCACCTATAGATGGTTTATTTAAATTTGTATAGTTACATCCAGAATATATTATTTGTACTTTATTTGACCCACTTAATGTGGACATATCTATAACATAATTAGAACTAACAACATACTGATCATTAGTTAATGCACTCCAAACTATTGTGTCGGCGGTGGTATTACCCGTAAAAAAACCTCTTAATGGGGCTCTATTATAAACAGGTTCAACAACAGAGTCCATATATGGTATACCATATGTTGATCCACTAGATCCATCAACATAATAAGGATATTTAATACTTTGTCTATTTGATTCAGGTACTCCCGCAGAGTTTTGTGTATTGAATGCAGGTTCTAACACAAATAAATTATTGTAATTATAATTTGATGGTAATTTATCGTACGACACTTCACTATCCCCTACTTGGAAATACGCAATCTTAAAACTACCCTGTGATAATTTTTTTCTACCTGTGTCAGTAACTCTAGTGTTAACTAACCCTGATGTATTTTTAATTATATATGCCATTTAAATTATAAATATTAAATAACTTTTTTTATTTGTTAAAAACTACCTTCGTAACATTACAACAATTGCAATTAATTACTTGTAAATTTTTTAAAGTTAATGTCAAATCTTGACTACCATTATAACATAAAGTTTTAACGTCAATATTTGGACTAATACTACTCATAATATATCCTATTAACGTGTCCCCACTTTCAATGGTTAAATTTTGCCATTCTTTTATTTTAATTATTCTATAATTACTACCAATACATGGTCTTTGTAAGTTAGTAACTTGGGTGTTTTCACTAAAATTTGTGTATTCACTTATATCTCTATTATTAATATAGACTTGTTCGGTATAATTTTGTATAACAGAATTAACTTCTGGTCCATAATTTAAAACATTTTGATAAACAAGATCAAATTTTAATTTTATATTATTTGTTAATTCAGGATTACAAACAACACTAAATTCTCCATTAGTTTTATTATAATTTAATGTAACAAAATACTGTGTGGATTTATTTTTTGGTATTATAACTTCCTTAGTTGTTTCTGATTCTTTACTATCAATAACTTTAACCACATATTTACCTTCACATAGATTTTCAATTATGTTTCCAAGTTGTTTTTTATTATTTAAAAAATATTTAAAAGGACCTATCCCACTAAAAGTATCAATGATTAAAGATCCGTCACATTTACAAGAACTGTTTTTTATGTTAACACTATAATCAACTATCACATTATTAACACAATCTCCTGTTGTAATTCTAATATTTTTTATTTGTTTAGGTGGTCTTGATCCCAAAATCTGCCACCCAGATAATGGAACATCATTTGTGGTATATGTGAAAATAAAGGTATTTTCAACCCCACTTAATACCCATTGGTTTGTATCTCCCGTATACCAAAATATGGTATATCCATTAGAATTAACCCAACTATTTTTTCCATTAACTTCATTTGATGGTTCAAAAACGTAAGTCTCAACTTTTCTAACGTTATTCTCCAATACTTCAGATAAAAGACATAATTCCATACTATTCATATTATTCGCAATGACCTAAAGTAGATTCGTTTATTCCATATATTACAGATGGATTGTTAATCCAATTTTCGGTAATAGTACTATTTGGATAATCAGAAGAATTAGTTAAATATGAATAATAAGACCCTGAAGGTCCTCCCGTTGGGCTAAATATTTGCCAAAACTCCCACCTATTATCAACATCGTCCCAAAATACGTATCCAATTAATGATGGTGGTGAGGTTAAAGGATTATATACCCCATAATAAAACTTATTATTATATGTTCCCGCAACATAAGCATTACTTGTTATTATTATAGGTGTTGTTCCATTTTTAACTACGGTAAAACACATATCTGTTGGTGGGTATTGGCATAAACCATATGAAGTTAACATATACGTAACTCTTACATTAACCCAATCAACTGTATTGTCAACAGGGAAACTATTTGTTGATGCTAAATATGCAAGTAGTAACCCTCCACCTAAAACTAAAGTCATTTCCCATCTATTTAACGTTGAGTTCCACCAAACGTAAGCATTTCCTCCAACACCAACTAAAGTATAATAGTACTTACCATTATAAAGTCCTGTTGATGGTATTGTTGTATATATTGGACCTAAAAATTCATATTCAGTTGTAAAACAAATAATTGGTTCTGGAGTTGCCGATGGTGTTAGACTAGGTATAGGTGTTGCAGTAGGTGTTAAAGTAGGTGTAGGTGTAATAGTAGGTGTTGGTGTAGGTGTGGGCGTTCCTGTTGGTGTGGGAGTTGGTAACGCCGTAGCACTTAAAATACATGTTGTATTAACAATAAAATCACCATAAGAATCTGTTATTGTAACGGGGTATTCTCCAACCCCTAAATTTGTAATTGCGGGAGCCACATTTCCATTTTCCCAAGAAATTGTATATGGTGGTGTTCCTCCCGTAACTCCAACCGCAATAGATCCATTAAAAGTTGTAACATTTGTTGGTTCTTTACTGAAGCATTTAGCCCCCATAGGAAATATTGTGAGAACGTCACATTCATTTCTTGGTTCAATACTTGGTTTTGGTCTATCAGGTGATGCCACTTTCTTTTTTATTTATAAATACAATTATTTGTCGTTTTCAATGAAAGATTTCATAACTTCTATATATTTGATCGTTGAATTATTAACTTCGACATAATCAAAATGATTAGGGTTATTCCTTAATTTTTCAATTGGGTCTACATTTATATACTCACCCTTGTAAAACTTAATTCTTTTAAGATTGTCAGTTACTCCGGCCATGTGTAGTATTGGTTTTTTTTCGTACACTTGTATTGGGTCTGTTGCCCAAGAAAAATCCAACTCTTTTGTTATTTTTGTGTCGTTACCGTTTAACCAAAGATTCCAAAGTAATGACCACATTTCTGCAGTCCAAAATTGAATCTCTCCTGGATTTATTGGGAATCTTTTCTGATAGTCCAACATTTGGTTATACAAAGGAGTACAATCGTTATATATTTTTTCCCACAGATTATGGTCTGTATTTTTGATTAGGTATTGACCCCCACCCGAATTTTCTTGATTACATTTAACACAATCAATACTAACTCCAATAACATCAACCATTTCTTGTAATAATTGACCTTTTTCAGATGTTGGGTGGATTTTTTCGTATCGATTGCAACAATCCATAATATAATTATAACCAATATAACCTATTGTGTCCGATAAATAACAAATATCATCATTTAACAATTGGTTAAAATCCGGTAATTCCCTAAAAATTATATCGGCATCATGTAGAAAAAATAACTCACCAAATTCAGGATATTCCTCTAACCATTTAGAAATTAGGTAAGGTTTAACACTTGGTATATACGTTTTTACGTCTCTATTATCTTCATAAAAATGAATGTTTATTCCAAAATCTTTTAATTTTAATGCGTTTTCAGTCGGGGTTTTAGCACCGTGTACCATTGCAAAAATTACATGAATATTTTTTGGGTTAACTCCTTTCTCTATAAAATTGTGAACATAAAGTTTAATTTGCCAATGAAAATACGGAACGTCAGGTTGTGCGGTTACAAATACAATATCTTTCATATTGAAAATATATTGTTAAATTTTTTAAAGTGAACTAATTTACTTGGTTGATAGTAACAATAAGAGATGGGATTGCGGGTACACTTCCAGCGGCTGGTTGATGTTTTATTGACAATTGGTTATCTACATTACTATTTATTTCCCATTTTAATTCAACATATTCATTTGGTGTTGTAGTACTAAAAAAGAAATTCCAAGCAGGAACAACATATACAGTATTTGAAGGAAATCCAATCTGACTAGCACTATATAATACATCAAGACCGTTTTGATAAAGCCATATGTGTGCGTGTGTAGAACTATTACCACCAGTTTTTACCATTTGAGCGCTAAATGCTAAATTATAAACACCAGGATTTTGTATTACAAATCTTGTATTTGCACTTAAAGTAATCCCAGTATTCCAAGAATCTGATGTGTTTGCCGACATAGTTAATACTGTATTAGCAAGACCTGTTTGGTCTCCAGTGTCATAAAAAGATGCGTAATTTTTATTTAAAGTACTTGTAATATCTCTTTGTTTAATAACACCTGTTGATATGTCTCTAACTAATACATTAGTTGTTGTTCCTGTATCTGTTGTTGGTGTTGATGATATGTTTAATGTTGTTGCAGTTAAACCACTCGTAAATATTGTATTTCCTGAAACAGTACCACCACTTGTTGGTAGATATAACCCTGTTAAACTATTTGGTAAATTTTGATAGGTTGTTGCTGATATTGTGGTAGCACTTAATGTGTTTGAAATTAAAACATTACCTGAAACTTGTAATTTTTCTGACGGAGATGTAGTTCCAATACCAACATTTCCTGTACTAGTGATTCTCATTCTTTCACCAATTATTGTTGTTGAAGATCCTGTTAAAGTTCCGGTACCCCCCGTAGTAGCAAAAACAATCGAACTATTTGCAGATGCATCTTGAACTCCAGCAATATAACTTTTAACTCCAGTACCACCACCTGTATTTTCATTACTGAAAAACTCAATTTTACCAATAAACTGTTCAGTTGTCGGAGTAACAACACTATCACTGTCTCTGAATCTCAAAATATTGCCAATAGATGTTGTATTTTCTGACGTTAGTTCTAAATTACCATATACCAACGTATTACCTGAAACTTCTAATTTTTGAGTTGCCCCTGTAAGACCAATACCCATATTACCACTTTGGTCTATTCTCGCAACTTCAACACCATTGGCCGTTTGGAAAATTAACTTACCTGTACCATTTGCGGTTGATAAAATTAAATTTCTATTTGTGTAATCCCACCTTAAAAATGCACCAAACGCATCTGATGGTGTACCAAAATACATTTGTGAATTTGCAACATCTGGATTAAATAAACCAATACTTGTACCAACCGTTGACTCAATTATTACAGGTGTTGAAACGGATAACCCCGTTGTTGCGACTCCAGATGATCCTGTTGATACGTTTAATTTAGTTTCTGCTCCCGCACCTACTGAAAATACACTTGTGGTTCCTATTGAAACACTACCACCAGAATTTATAACAAATGGTGTTGAATCTGGATTTGTTGAATCATCAACCACAAACGCATTTCCTACTCCTGTTTGTGTAACCCTTAATAAATCGGTAGAAGTGTTACCACTAAACCAATTAATTCCAGTGACACCTGTTACTGATATGTTTTGAGTAAATACGGTATTCCCCGTAACAGTACCACCACTTAAAGGTAAATAATCGCCACTTAACCCTTGTGTAAGACCAGTAACTGATACCGTATAATTCCCATTAGATCCACTTATATTGATGTAGTTTCCTTCTGTTAAACCACTTATTGGTAAATTCTGATAAGTTGTTGCTGATATTGTTGTTGCAGTTAATCCTTGATTAAATATTGTTTGTCCCGTTACTGTTCCACCACTTAATGGTAAATAATTACCACTAACAGTAATTCCACTAGTTAAATAATTTTGTAAGTCTGTTATATATGTGTGTACAGTATCACCTGTCGTGGCACTATAATAAGTAACCAAAGGAACCAAAGTGTTTCCTGATATTTCACCACCGTTAATATATGGTAATTCCGATATTTTTTTATTAGCCATTCTATTTTATTTAATAAATAGTTTTTTGTGATTTTTATGAACAACAAAAATCACTATTTGAAATCGACTCCAAAATATTAACAAATATTTTTTCCGTTAATGGTAAAATAATTTCACCTTGATTGTTTAACACCATAAACTCAACCTCAAACCTACCAATATCAGAACTATTTTTTTTTGTAAATTGATAATATATCGAATTATTTTCTTGTGAATACACGCAAACACCTTTAGCGATTTTATATATCCCCGTCTCAACATTTTTCATATACAAATAAATTGTTGATCCAGATAAGTTAGTATTTTTAAAATTATAATCTAATCTACCTGATTTAAACAAATCAACTTCTAAATATGGTAACGTTGCCCTTTTTCTGATATTAAATTCCATATATAATAAATACCCTAATAAAAGAAAAGGTATTCCTTTCGGAATACCTTTCTTAGATTTTGGAACACCTCCCTTTCTTTAAGGTTTATGAAACTAAGATTCTACTCAAAGTTTCTTTGTTGGTTTATTTATTATTCGTCACCAACTTAACGAAATTTATTAATTATTTTGTCGTAATTATATTCAACTAATTCATTATCATAACCGTTTTTCAATAAAATATTTTTTTCTTTAATCAAATCAACTAATGAATCTACCTTATTTTCATTAATAACAAAATTTAATCTATTATTAATAATTTGATTCTCTTGAATTTTTCTTTTTTTCAATTCGTTATAACCATGTATAACATTAGATATAGTATTTTTAAGTCCCATACTATTTTTATTATAAATATCTTGTTTATTCGCATTTTCCAAAACTATCGCATAATCTATTATGTCTCCACCAGGATTTCTTACCAAAAGAAAATCTGATTTTTGTTTTTCCATATCTTTTGGGTATGTTCTCCAACAATTTTGAATGTATTTTTTTGTGGGTCTTAATTTTGCACCTACTTTTTTTGTCATGTCTGTATCTAATTCTCCACTTTGTATTTTTCTAATTAAGTCTGCGTAGTTTTTTAATTGTGTGGCACACATTTCTTTTGTTGTGATTGTGCCGTATTTCTGTTCAAATCTTCCATTTACTATATCAGAAATCCAAGTATCAGGTTTGAACATTTTATATATTTGGTCTATAAAATACTCCATTATATCTTCTCTTGTAAAATCTGATAATTTGGTGGCCCCAAAAGTACTAACGTTGTACCCTTCACCTTCCTCGTTTTTTAATCTTTTTAGCTCTGAATTAATAAATTTTTGCCACCCTTCATTTGGTTTCAAATATAAATTAACGTCCTTTACTTTTGTATTTAGATCAAAAGACTCGACTTCCAAAGATATTTCTTTATTTCCGTTTATATTTGAGATTAAAGAATACTTTCCAAAAGGAACACTTTCAAAATTAAAATAACCTTCGTCATTTGAAGTTTGTTCAAAAAATATTTTATTGTTTTCTAAATTTGTTATCCTTATAAAAACATTTGGTAAAAAATCTTTCTTTTGTATTGTTTCTTTTTCATTTGAAAGTGTGACATTAAAAAAGGTTCTTCCTTTTAAAATGCCTGACTTTAAAATACCAATACTATCATCTTTGGATATGTTTTTTTGATTTTTTTGAATATAGTCCCTATCATATTTAAAAATATCATTTATAACCGTACCATCCTTTAAGGTAACAATGTAGGTCATATTTTCAGATTCTTCGTTCAATTGAAAATCTCCGCTTAATCTTAAACCAGATGTAAAAACAAAAGTACCTTTTCCGTCTATCTGACCATCAACAAACTCTCCTGCATAAATATTACCATCTGAAAATTTTATTTGAGCCAGCTCATCTCCAATAGTAACTGTCCCCATACCAAAAGATAATGGAACGGATGTTGAGTCAATTTCAGTTGTATCAATTTCACCATTAACAAAATACCCAACATATGACCAATCTTGATCATAAAAACTATAATCAGGTGAATTTTTTAATGTACCATACATGAATTTATTTGCCCTACTTTCATCACCCTCAAAAAACCCTTTATTATTAGTTGTATAGTAGTCTCCTTTAAAATCTCCTCTGTCCCCTGTCTCTTCTCCCGTAATTAATTTAAACTTGTCCCAACAACCATTAACTCTTACTTGTTTCCCATCTAAAGTTCCTTCATATTTTGCCCAACCTAATTCAGGTATGTCTTTTTGATAACCGTAGTCTTTTTCTCCTCTACCACTAAATAAATAATCATATTCACCACTTAGACACCCCTTCCAATTTTTTCTTAACCGGTCGGTGTACTGTATTTTAATGTAATCTTGAGTTATGGTCTCCTCAGTGGGTGTTTTTGTGTGATAAGCAATTAAATCTTCAGTTTCAATTTCATTACCTTCAGGATCAGTTCCTTTAAAATATATTTTACTTTTTAAATTCGATTGTTTAAATGTTCCTGTGTATGTTGCATCATTATCTAAAACAAATATGAAATAACCATTTCCGTTCATTCCATTTTCAGAAAAATAACCCTTATATGTGTAATCAGCATCGTATGCAACAATAAAATCAGGGTCGCTAGTATCGGGAATTGGTAAATTAAGTCCATTTGAGTCTGTTTTTGAGTTCCAATTCCCACTGTATATTGTTTTTGTTCCCGATAAAGTACTCTTTTCTGATTTATATATTCCACTACCATTAAATTTGTCGTCTTTCCATTCACCACTATAAACATCGCCATCAGCATAAGTTAATGCGCCATTACCGTGTTTATTTCCGTTTAAAAAATCTCCTTCATAAACATTTTTATTATCGTATTCAAATTTACCTTTTCCGTTCTGACAATTTCCTGAAAGGCACTTACCATTAGAAGTGGTTTCTTTTAGTAAATTGTATTTTTTAAGGATTTGTAACCTTTCTTGTTCTGTTATGTGAAATTTTTTTGACATCATTAATAAATATCAAGGTTAATGTATATTATTAAAATTTAGAATAAACTCCTAATTTATTATCATATCTTTGGTTACATTTATTTAAAATATGGTCAACAACTTTTTTTGAATTTTCATTAATGTCGGTGTCAGCCTTTGCTAAATAAATTGCTCTACAAAACCCTCTTTTTAGGTTAAGTTTCGCTGAATTTTGAACTAAAGATCTAAAAAATTCTTCGGTTGGTTTTAATTTATATATATTGATTTTACCATTGAAAATAGAGTTTATCTCACTTTCAGTGTAGAATTCATTAAAAAATTCAAAAGGAGGTTCTGTTGTCCATCCTTTTGACATTTTTTCTCTTATTTTTTGTTTTACACTTACAGGTAGATTTTCTAACCCTGAAACTTCATCAGTCTTCAGTCTTTGTAGTGCGGTCTCTTCTTTTTTTTTTAAACCTTCTTCAGGTTTTTCTCTATTTTCAGTTTCTTTATTTCTTGGTTCTTTTTTATGGAGATCCATATTTGCTAATTCTTTTTTATTAAAAGAACCTTTAACTAAAAACCAGTTCCCATCGGCCGGTCTAGCAACTGACCATATTTCCATTTCACCACGACCTTCTCTTAAACTTTGTAAAACACTGGCTAAACCAACCAATTGTGTTGATTCTGTTAAATGTGCCAAATCTTTTGTGAACATGATTTTAACAACGTCTTCGTGTGTATCAACAACCGCACGAACAAAGGCATCATCCTCATCATATTTTTTCCTGTAATGGTTAATTCTATCCATTACATCGTCTGTCTTTATTTTAACATCTTTATACTCCGCAGTTTTTGGATCGTATGATTGAAACTTGAAAGTGTCCTTCCAATGTTTAAAATTATCTTCGTCAAATCTTTTTCCTTCCATTTTTATTTATTTTTTTTATTTATAACTTATCTGCAAAAGTATTTATAGGTTTTGTGGTTTTCTCTAAATCTGGATTTTTTTCCAAATCATTAAATGACGGTTCTATGTATAATAAATTACCATCTCTATTAATTACCTTATATGATATTCCGTTTTTATCTTTAATTACTATAGATCCGGAAACGTCTTTAATTGACTGAACATAGTTTTTAATCCCTGGTTTACTACCCGGAACTTGATTTTTTTTATAATTTCTAAAATCTGAAATAGTGTTGTTTTCAATATCATTCTGAATTGTTGGGTCCATCCCAGGTATAAAATCAAGAGATTTTACCATTTTTTCTCTTTGTTCAAGACTTAAACCCTGCACCCCATAATAAATTAAATCGACCACTTTTTTGTAACCGTTTTTATTCATTATTTCTTTTTTTTCTTTATTATCCGCTTCGGACCAAAGTTTATTCGCCCTTTCGTTATTTTCTTTTATTGTCTCGTCTTTGAATTTTTTTTCTTCATCGTTAAACGCCTTAATTGCATTATTTTTAGCTTCTTCAGGGGACTCATTGGTGTATTTATCAATTAATCCCATGACCGCTTCAATAATTGGTCCTTTTCCAACAATTTTAAAATCTTCTAAATTTAAATCCATACCAATAAGGTTTCTATATTTTTCTTTATAACCACTCAATAAAACCTCCATACCACTCTCATCTTTTATAGATTGATCTCTTTCATAAGGGATTCCTAAATATTCAAACATTCCTTCAATTTTACTACCAAATAATGTATCACCTAAAGTCCTTAAACTTTCCCAAACTGGACTAAAAAAATAAGAAACAAAAAGCATCGATAAATAAGTCGACACTAAAGATTTTACTAAATTTCTGTCGGTAATTCCAGCATAACTAATATCATTTAAAATTCTCTGAAGTGTTCTAGGTGCTTGGTATAATAAAAACCCACTAAACCAACTCCATATTTCACGGAATAGTTGAGGAATAAAATCAGTAAACCAATTTGACTTCCAAGTGGTTTTAAGATTCTTCATAGTTTCACTACTTTCTTCGAAGAACTTAGCAATTCCGAGCCAATCCTGGATACTTTCAGCCGACTGTAATGCCCATCTTTCTCCGGCTTTTGGAAAAAATAGTTTTGGTTGCTTGGCAACCCTATTCATTATTTCAATGAATTTTTCTATACTTTCTTTACCACTCGCCTGTTCTATTTCCTTAATAAAAGCATCAATACCTTCAACATTACCCGCTTTAGCCCTTAGGTTCTCCTTTACCGCAACCCAAAGGTCATCCCAAGTCATTCCCGAAGGTTTAGCCAATTTTAAATCATATAGTAATTGTCTTACTGTTGAATTGAATTGGTCAATATTTTCAGTTGTAATCTTATTGCTGGCGGTTTTGAATTTTGGAAGAAATTCAGTAACTAATGTGTTTGTAATTTTATCGACTTCTTGTTGATAGACTCTAGATGTTCTAAACCCAAAAAAACTTCTTAATAAATTATAAAACTCGTCAGGTATCCAATAATATCCGAATTTTGCAAAAAATCCAGGATGTTTTAATTCCATTTCATTAATAATCGGATCTGGTCCTCCTCCGGTACCGTCATCGATTAAATCGTAATCATCAAATACATCCTCAGCATCATCAACCTTATTCGGTAAATTATCACCATCAACTTTGGCAGGTACCGAATCCGAATATTTTATAACCTTTCCTGATTCGTCGGTCGCTAACCATTTTTTACCACCAAGCCACTCTTCCGGTAGTTTATAATTGTCACTATATTCTGTTACAGATGTTGTTCTTTTTGGTTTACCTGCGTTTCTACCATTAGCATTAAATTTATCAATAATATCTTTAGTCTTTGAACTTTCTCTTATCCTTTTAGAGAACTCTTTAAACTGAGCTTCTGCTAATTCTGGGCTTAAACCTGAACCATTAATGTTTTCCAAAATGTACCCATCAATTGTATCCCAAACTTCTTCAATATTATGTAAACCAATTCCCTTATCAAACCCCCCTTGTAATGTTTTTGCAAATGAACTATCTATTGTATCAAATACTTTATGTGTTTTAGATCCAACAACATCAATAAATTGTTTAACAAGTTTTGTTGCAATATTTAACATTTGTGTTTTGTTTAAAATCGCAACACCTGCTAATCCTGCAACATTATCTATTCTTTTACCGGTATTTTTTATTGCCGAAACAAAATCTTCAGACTGTTTTGAAAGTGAGGATCTTAAATTAGCATTAGCCTTTAATTCCTTTCTTAATTTTTTAAGGCTATCGTCAGTCATTGCACCAATACCTTGTAACTCATTACAAAATTTATCAATGTCAGCATCCGTTAATTCTTTACCCGACAACTCTAAACCATTAATAATATCATCAACATTTTTAATTCTTTTTCCCGCTAACGCCAATAAATTATCAACCGCAGTTTGTTCATTAATTAAATTTAAACCCGAAAGTTGTCTAAATCTTGCGATTTCGTATAATAAATTATTTTCCATATTTATAATTATTTTTTATTCTGTTTTTATTTCGTATGTTGCATCAAAATCAGAAATTACCCAGTCCATCTTAAATAATGATGGGTCTTGTTTATTAAGTTCATTAGTTTGATTTTGTTTAATATCATTTTCCGCCTTTTGTATTTGAGCTGCCGTTGGTTTTTGTTTTAAATCTTCAACAGATAATGCATTTTCCCTTTCTTTTTGTATTTGCTCAACAACCGTTTTTTCTATTTCTATCATCTCTTCTGCCGTTAATTTGTCAATTCCTGAACCATAACCACTAACGGAACCTAACGCATTAACTTTTTCAATAAGTTTTTTTGCGGTATTAACGCCAACCTCACCATCAACTGATAAGTTATTTTTTCTTTGGAACTCCTCAACCATTTTTTTTGTGTCCTCATTATAGTATCCCCAATTAAAGTTTGCGGTAAACAATTCCGTTTTTGTACTTTGTACATATGTTACTTTTTGATTTGTTCCGACTTCTCTACCAAAATTTAATTTATTTTTAGTTGCTAAATTATAATCCTCATAAGAATCAAAATAAAAAACTTTACCTGTTACAGGATCGTCATATCTAACCAAATTTGATTTTGAAACTTCCTGTTTATCTTGGTTTTGTTTTATTTTCCACATTTTTTTTACTGATTCCTCACTATTCCCAAGCAACATTAACTTTACCCAAGGATCATTCGGGTCGTATGACTTTTCAACATATGTTTTTTCGTTAGGGCTGGCAACCAAAGTTGTGTAATTATATTTATCCATTCCCAATGCCCTTAAAGCAACCTGAACGGCCATTGTTTCTAAAAGTTTTTTATTAGCAAAGTTCAAGTTTGTTAAAACATAATTATTATCAACAATATTTTGTAATTTTAGTATAACCCTTTGTTTAGTTGTCGACGTTGATGCTTTTATGAGTTCTTGAGAATATGCTATTGCTCTATTTTTTTCACAATCATCTGTAAATCTTTGTAAAAACTTGGAGGCATCTCCGATTAATTTAAAATGTTGTTCTTCTGCCTCACTAAATTTCTTTAACCCCATTGTATTACATAGACCTAAAACAGATGCAATGTAATCCCAAGCATAAAATACTCCACCTATTTCAATACCTGTTGTAACTAAAAATTTTGGAAGTAAAAACCCTTTTTTAACTAACCAATAAACAATTTTAAATAGTTCAATTATTGTGGATGCTCCTCTTATTAAATAAACTAACGCTTTACTTGATAATGCGGCTTTTAACGCAGCCTCTGTGGATCCTTCTGATAATGATTTAAGTGCATTAATTTCATCATCAGTGTATTTTACTGCAACTCCTGAAGCTTCTTCAGATACCTTTTTCATTAATATTTTTTTTCCGGCAGCCCCTAATTTTTTTGCTAACATACCAAAGGCACCACCAGGTATAAATGCAAAACAAAGACCTAGACCTGCAGAATATTTATCCCCCTCGGCATAATAAAGACCGGCATCAATTAACTCAACAGCAACCGCCGCAGGTGGAAAAACACTAAGAGCCATTGATAACGCAGGTAGTGCTAAGTGTAACGATTCTGATGCCGCAGGAGGTATAACCATAGAAATAGCTCCGGCTAATGGGTCATTAAGGTTTAATTTATTAGTATTATAGGTTTCCTCAGAATTAAAAATTTCTAGTCGTTCTTTCATTAATCTTAAAAATTTATCATTTGTCTGATATTGATATTCTTGACCTAAAGGTAACGGACCACTTCTCAATTCGTCCTGCATACCGGCCGAGTAAAACGCTGTGGAAAATTCTTTTTCTTGTAAAAATTGTAATAGGGTGTTTGGTGGTGCAGATTCGGGGTATTTTTTAGCTAATAAATTTCTTAGTATTTGATATTGTTGTTTATTTTTTATTTGTTGTATAGCATACGTTAATCCGTTTTCATCCGTACCCCAATTCCAAAATTGTAATGCAGATCCTTTAGGGCTAATTTCGTTTACTATTTTGTTATATACATAATTTGCAACATTATTGTCGTATTCTTTTTTTTCCGAGTCACTTGGAGTTTTTGGTTTAGTATAATCCTTTTTATATGGTTTAAAATCACCGTCAGTCCCTAGTCGATCACTTTTTTGTTGTGAGCCAAAATCGGTTATTTGTTCAGATAATATTTTACCCCGATCATAACTCATTAACCTTAATTGTTTTAATAGTTCTTCTTCTAAATTTTTCATATCACTAAATTTAATTATGGTCCTGTAGACCCCATAGTCCTACCACTTTCCCATTTTGAATTATCTATTTTATTAGCCTTTCCTCTCGTTAACCCACTTTCCCATTTTTCACCATTTTTACCTAACATATTAGCCTTTCCTCTTTTTGTAGGATAAGTGTCACTATGTTTTTTTACTGTTGGGTATCCCCCACTACTTTTAGTGTCAGTGGCAGTATCTCCCCCTTCACCTTCTTCTTTCATTTCAATCTCCCCTTCATCAGATTTTTTCTTAGAAGATTTTGTTTCCATTAGTGCTAAAATCCTTTCAATATTTTCTTGTATTTTATCCATTTTATATAAATAGTTTAAAATTACTTAAATTTATTGACTTTATTTTTTAATATTTTTTTTAACTTTTTGTTTTGAGTACCATAACTTAAAACATACCCATTTTCTTTTACAAAACTTAATAACTTATTCAAATCTAAGGTCGTTAACTTTTCAAAAGGTAAATTATTAATATTTGTTTGAATTTTAGCAATAACCAAAGAGGGTACCACTACAAAAACTGCGTATTTTTTAACTAACCCAAAAAATTTGGTTTTTTTAATAAAAATTTTTGCCGTCAAATTTTCAAAAGTATGTGTCATTATAATTTTTTTAATTTATAAAGATTCAATAACTCCCTTTAATTTTTGTCCTGTTTTTCTTATAACGTCATTACTATGATTTAATCTTGAGTTGATTGCAATCTCATAAAGTGAATCTCTATCTGTATTTCCACTCGATACTTCACTATTCAAAGTGTCGGCGAATTGTCTAAAAAAATCACTACCGTTCCAACAAGCATATAAAAAGTGTAGTACCAATCTTTTGTCTTCTTCTACTAATTTTTTTGTTTCTGAATCTAAATATTGGCCTTTTAAGTCTTCATAAATTGGAATCATCATATCATAAACATAACTTCTTAATTTACTTTCTAAACTTCCTCCCATGTACCCATGAGTCCATTTAGGTTTGTCTGCGGATTCTTCAGCCCATCCACTATTTTCATCTATCAATTGCCAAAAATCCTTACCAACAGGGTGACTATCCCAATTACCACCCACTCTATCCATTCCATACATAGTTTCAGAAGAATTCAATAATGCTTTTTTCATATCTTTACTATCCGTTTTTTCTGCACTTGCTTTAAAGTGAGATTCGTTTGCGTAACCACCCTCAATACCATCAATTATTTCATCACAATATGATTTTAAATCGTAAGAGTCAACTTCGTATTGTTTTTTCTTCTTATTAGGGTCGTTTAAGAATTTACCTAAATCATCTTCTTCAAAACCATTGGCCTTTAATTCCCATAAAATTTCAGTCAATGTTTCTTTATTTGCGATACCCGTTTCTGATAAATTATTTTTTCTTTGGAAATTAAAAACTGCGGTTTTTGTTTTAGAATCGTATTTACCATTTATTGTTATTTCGTTCTCATAACCTAAAAACGCCAAAGCAATTTGAATCATTTCAACCTCACCAATATATCTATCCCCAATGTTTTCACTATAGGTATTATTAGACTTAACAATTTTTTCAAATAGATCCAAAAATTCGTATATAGTATCAAAATCGGTTTTTTCATCAATATCCAAATCAGAAAAAACAACAGTTTCAACTTCCGCAGTATCTTTAATTTCAAAATTAAATACAAACCCTAAAATGTAGTTTTTTAATTTTTCAATAACTGTGGAATTTAATTTTATAATATCATTTCCAACAACAGACATTTTACCAGTGATTTCTCCACCAATAATTTTTATACCTTCTTTTTTAAATAATTCAAAAAAAGTAACAGCATCTTCTTTTACCTCATCTATTTCGTCTTCATCTAACCCAAATTCAAATGTATTTACATATCCCTTTATTAGATGAAGTCTTGAATTAGGAAAAAAATCATAAATTTTACTTACTAATCCGCCTATATCATTATTTGGATCAAACAAATCATTAGAACCAATAGATAAAAAAATCTCTTCAATTTTTTCATTAAGTTCTTGCTCTGATATTCTATCAATTAATAAGTCGACAGTCATGTCTTCATCTATCAAACTATCAATAATTTCAAAATCAGGTAATTTTAAATATTTGGCGATTTTATCACCCATTATTAAAACATTACTTCCTAATTTAGTATTTTCCATTATACCAATTAGTTTTTTTATTTCTCTTATTTGTTCGTTTAAATTCATTATCTAAATTGTGCTTTTGGTAACTTTTTAGGGTAAACTACATAATATTCATTCAAAAAAGAAATTAATGTTTCTTCGTCATTAAAGTAGTCAACGTCATCATCTTCCCACTCATCAGACTCTTCAATGACCTCGTTAAAAATCTCAAAATTTTTTTTATTGTCAAAACCAAACTCTTCAAAAAATGTATACTCAATTAAATCCTCTCTAATTAAATCGTCATCATCCCCTATAACCCTAAATTCAACATTTATCAAATTTTGAGTTTTATCGATATAATGTGACAATATTTCAACTACTTCCATTAGTTAAATTTTTTAAACCTCTTAAACATATCGATAGTTTTAAAAACACTTTCTTCTATGTTCTCTTTATTTTTATTTTCAATATAATCTTCAAAATCAACCATATCAAATTCAAAATCTTTTTTTAAATCATTTCCGTCACCCTCATCTCCAGTTTGATAACCTCCACCATAAAAGGGATCTGCAGGTCCTTGTGAATCAAAATCATACGGCGGTTTTGTTTGATTATAAACATTATACCCTAAATTTTCATCTCCAGGACCACTTGAATCAAATTCGTATGCCGGATCTATTTCGTCGTAATGTAAATTCTTTGCAGCAATTTCATTAATTCTGTGATTGTGATATGGTTTTACGTTTCCATTAGAGGTTACCGTAATACCTAATTTATCTTGTGCTGGGTCATAAACCGTTAACGGTGTCATATTTGTCGGAACATTACCAACAGAATACCCGTCATAAGGTGTTGAGTGTAATTGTTTTATTCTATTTCTTTCGTCATCAGACATCATTGAAAATCCTCTCATAATTATAATTTTACTTTGTTTATATTTTTTTTAGTTATGAAAAATAAACTTTCCTTTAAAGTTTCATTTTCATAATAATCTTTATCATACACCCATACATCATCTTGGGGTATTAATGTTAATTTGGAAATAAATTGATTATCTTCAGGATCATAAAACTCAACCCAATAGCCCATACCAGAGTCTGTTGGTCTAAATCTAGGTTGTCCGTTTATCCCAACAACAATTCCTTTTGAACCTATCGGGATTTCTTCCCCGTCCATATATATTAAAATGATTCTATCACCTTCTTTTAATTTGGGATTTGGTTCATTAAGATTTCTTTTTTCCATATAAATAAATATAATTATAATTGTAATAATAATTATATGGTTAAATTTTTAAAGTATTTGTTAGTTGAGGTTATGAACAAGTATGGTTCGTTCATGTGGTTCGGTACTCATGTGTCAATGACCCAAACAGATTGGCACTGGATTTTAGAAACTTTTTTTTGTGTATTAGTTAACTTTTTAATAATTTTTTCCGTATATTTGCAATACAAAGAAAAAGAAAATGAAAAACTACGAAAAACTGACAATACCTGAAGACTCCGCCTGGAATAGAAAAGGTGTGTCTGCGTGGGTTTGGAGAAACCTACATTGGAGAATAAGATACTTTGTTGGAGGTATAAAAAACATCTTTAGATGGATACCAACTTTATATAAAGATAAAGATTGGGATGAATGGTATATTTTAACAATCTTACAAAAAAAAATAGAGTTTCAAAGAAAAGAAATAATCTATGCAAATCGTCACATAGACGTTGATAGAGATAATCGTGATATGACTATTGTTTTGAACCTCATAGAAAGAGTTAAAGACGAGTTCTACAATACTGAATATCTTGATTATGAAGAATCTAAATTTAGATTTGAACCTGTGGAGGGTAAAGAAAATCTGAGTACATTAGAGGTTGATGTTTTATCGGAAAGTTATGATGTGTTTTTAACAAAATACCCATCAAGTGTTCGTAAAGTTTTAAAACAAAGACCTGATTTAAATAAAAAAGATTTATGTTTTTATGTTGCAAAACATAATCAAGAAAAGGCACATAATTTATTGTTTAAAATTTTAAAAGAAAGAATGAGATGGTGGTGGGATTAAAAGTTTATAAAGTAAAAGATAAAGAGACATACCAACAATTAAACGGTATATTATCTGGGTGGTGTTTTTTTAGAAATGAAGGTGAAAGTTATTATGTAAAGGCCCCTCTAAATAAAACAATAGAAAATTTAATTGAGCTGGGTATGATAAGGGAAGTTACCGAATAAGGGTTAAATGTCCATGATCAAAAACTTTTCCATCATCACCAAAAATATTGAATTTTAAAGTCCATATATAGACACCATCGGTGCAATTTTTATTTTTATATGTGCCGTCCCACTTTCCGTTAGGGTCTTGTGACTCCCAAACAACATTACCCCATCGATTAAAGATTCTGAATTCAAATCCATTTATATCAAACCCATCAATCATAACAGGACCAAAAACTTGGTTATGTTCATTTCCGTCAGGTGTAAAACAATTAGGGATCCAATAAGTTACGCCAGGACACTCGGTTACAACCACTTGTAAAGTCTCTTCAACATAACATGGTCCGTTTTCTCTTTTTACAACTATATTATAAGTCCCTTCACTGTTGTATGTATATGTTAATTCATCTGTGTTATATACAATACCATTAACAGTCCATGACGTAGTCCCATCACCCGTTGATGTTGAGAAGTACGTAACAGTTTTAGTTTCTCCGGCACACAATTCAATAAGTTGTTGTGCCGAAGTAACTAAGGACATAAATAAAAATAATATGAAAAAAATGAATTTCATTTAGTTATGTTGGATCGGGGATAATGTTGGTGTACCATAAACAGGAACAACAACAGAAGTAGAAAATGTACATCCAGCAGACCCAACCGTATATGTCACAGTTGAAGTTGCGTTTGTACCATTAGTTACGTTATCGGGACAAAATTGATTCCCTACAACTCCCGTTCCTGACCAAGTTCCACCTACAGGTGACCCAACTAAAGTCACACAAGGATCAGATTCACAAAATGGTCCTAAAGCAGTGATTGTAGGTATAACCTGATAAATCAACACATTTAAGTTTACAGGGGTTGCAGGACAGTTTGCGGGTGCAGGCGATGAGTATGTAACAGACACACCATTTGGTATCAAACCAGGGGATGCAGTTGACCAATTGACAGATATTGAATTAGTTCCTTGACCTGCGGTTATTACTCCAGGAGCAGCAACTGTCCAAGTATAAGTGCCTGAACCAACTGAAGGTATTGTGTAAGTTGATAGTGCTGTTGATTGATAACAAACCGTATCAGGGTTAACTGTTGATAATTGTGATAATGAAATACTTGAAATCATTGTCATTAAAATAAATAAAACTTTTTTCATAATAATTTAATTGTGTGTTATTGGTCCCAAAACAATTGGGACTGCGTTTATTGTTCCGTTAAATACGGTAAATGGTGTTGCTAAGTCACAAGTACTACTTGTATAACTACCCCACATACCATCTGAACCGGGAGTGACTTGTAATAATAAGTTTTGTGGTGTACATACATTTGCAACTGTTAGAGTTACACAAAATGTCCATACACAAGAACCGGCATCACCAAAATCATTTCCTGGATTACCATCAACTGTTAAATCAAAAAAGTAACCAGGACCGACAGTAACTATTGGTGTTGTGGTTGATGTTACTGAAGTTCTCCATACCCATTGTCCTCCTGTTGCGTTTCCTCCACAATTTGCAGGTGTGGTTTGTGGGGCAACTGAAGCCCAACCTGGACCTAATGTTAAATCAAACCCCTCAATCCAATTGGTCCCTGCTTGAGTATATCCATTCATGGTATAACACATGGTTACGACTTGACCCGGTAAATAAGTTCCGCCGATTGGAGGTGGAGTTAAAGTAAAAGATTGCACTCCGTTACATTGACCAAATGTAATTGTAAAAATAAATAAAAATAAAATGGTAATTATAGATTTCATATATAACAATAAATACGTTTAAAAAATAAATTAGTGGTGTTAAATTATGAATAGTTTAACATTTAACTATATCTAATTATTATATTGTATATTTATTTATATATTATGCGGTTAAATCTTTTAGATATTTTAAAAAAACAAATTGTCGAACAAGGCGGTAAGTTCAAAAGTATGGTTGACTTACAAGGTAATACTGCTGGCGATGAATACGCTTCGGCATCTATTGGTGATGATATGAGTGTTACTGATGTTCTTAGTAAAGGAGAATCGGGAACTTATGCCGACTTTTCAGATGTTGATATTGAAAGTTATGGTTGGCCTGTTGGTACTTACCCATCTTGTGTGGGATTAAATCCTCCAGTCATTTGTCCTGGAGGTTCTTTTGGTACTTGGGATGGTACATTACCTCTTGTTTTAAAAATTGCAAAACTTTCTGATTTAACTATTGGTTCACAAAAAAGATCAACAAAATCATCCGCTAGTGGTAACATATCTAACCATTGGTGTGGGTTGCCTTATCAATATGCGGCGGATCTACCTGTTAGTGGAGATAAAGGAGATGAACAATTCTTGAAGATTAAAAACGCATTATTGGATTTAGGTTGGTTGAGTGATACCGATCCTCAATATACATTTTGGGAAAACAATGTTGGTAACTACCCGTCTTTTACACATAACGGGTTTAAATGTCAGGTTTTATGGAAAAGTGATGCGGACCATTATGATCACATACATGTCGGATGTAGAAATTTATCACCAAAAAACCCAATACAATCTGAGGATTGTCTTTACAAAGATGTTGATTTAGGTGTTAAGTCTAAAATTGTTGAACCTAAAAAAGAAGAAGAATCGGGTGTAGGATCTAAAACAGTGGTATTCGGTGGAATAGGTTATGCTACCCCAACATGGATGAAATCCCAATGGGAATCTGCAGGTCTACCTACAAATAATGTAATTTTTATTCCGTATGATTCTTCAGACTTATCTAAAATTAAAAAAAATAATAAAATAACTAAAATAGTTGGTTTTTCTGCTGGTGGATCTGATGTTTGGGACGAAATAATTTCTAATAGTGGTCAATATACTTTCATGGGGTTAATCGACCCATCCACATCGGAAACTCAATTTGAACAATATAAGAATGGTAAGTTACCTACTAATGTAAAGTCACTTTCTAATTATAATAATTGGGATGATTATCCAAAAATACAAAAAAGGTTAGAAAGTTTAGAAAAAAATAAAGTTTTAACTCACACCAATTTATCACACGAAAAAATACCTTTAGAATTTTTTAAAAAATATAAAGATAGTTTAGATTAATTTATTATATTTGTAAAAATATAAATTATGAATTACGAAGAAAAAAAAACCCATCAAATTTTAGAAGCAAAAAAAACTATTGATTTATGGGAAAACAAATTAAGATTCTCACTTAATAGTTTGTTTGTTTTTTTATCTTTTATGCTGATATATTTAATTGACCCAATATTTGGATTTATACCCGCACTTTTATTTCTAATTGGTTTTTTAATTTTTGCTCAACAGACAATAAGATCTTATAATTATTTAAAGTTTCATAGAGTGACTTTAAAGTCTTTAAAAATTATACATAAAATTATAGACAAAAAAAAAGGTAGTTAAAACTACCTTTTTCAATTTTTTATCTGAACTTTTTAAGTCCCCCTGCTAATGGTTCTGCAAAATTCTTATAAAAACCTGATTGATGGAATTTTGAGGGTGCCGCTTTGAACACTAAGACAACCCTACCTGTTCTACTTTGTCTTATATCAACTTCACCGTCATAATTATTTTCTTCAGCCTGTCTAATAACCGAATCAATTGAATTGTGTAAATCATCATCAGTTAATTCCATCTCTTCCATTAAGTCGTCAATTTTTCTAATTAAATCTATTTTTCTTAATTCCAAGTCTTTCTTGTCAGGACCAAAAATCCCTTCTTTCATTTCTTTTTCCTGTTTTACCTCATTAACCATCTTTTTAATCAATCTGATTAAATCGTTTTCATTTACTAAAATTCTTTTTTCCATTTTTTTATTTTAAAAATCTAAGTTTATATAATGTTGAGTTTATTAACTCACACGCAGTATCTATTTGATTTTGAATGTAAGAGTCTTTACAACAATTTCTAAGTTTTTCTACTTTTCCACATAAATCTTTTAAATACTTTATTGTTGATTCTGTGGATTTATATTCAACAATATCATAAGATTTATACCCTTTAATAATACCATACTTACCCTGGTATGATTCAACTAATCCATCAATAATATCAACAATCCCGTCGTAATATTCGTTTAATGCTTTGTGTTCTGGATATGATTCTGTCTGTAAATGTAATGTATGTGTTTGTGTTCTTGAGTGTAATAATAATGATATCATCTCTACATAATCATTATTACCATTTTTTTGCTCCGTTAATAGTGAGTCTCTATTTAAAAAATCTTTTTTTGTTATCATAATATATAAATATTAGTTATTTGTTCATTAGTTCAGGGATCACCCTTTCTTCAATAAAATAATCCACTTCATTGTTTAAAAAACCTAAACTATCTACTAAATTTTTTCTTTCTGTGGGGTCTTCTTCCGTCTCTACGTCATAACTTTCTAATTCAACATCTTCTGAAAAATCTAAAAGAGCTAATTCACCGTCTTTTTCTGCCACTATACAACCATACCACTCTTTTCCTCCCCAACGAACAGTTCCAAAGTATAGTTCAACGTCATCTTCTATTTCATTATAGTCAAATTGGAAGGTAAAATCGCTACCATCCGCTAACCTTGTGGCCCATTTTTGACCTGTTTTATCATCATATTCGTCGTTTTTAGGGGTCATTTTACCCATAAATTCGCCTTTTTGACCCGAATTTAACCACTCTGAGTACCTATTTAGGGTCATTTTTTCGTCATTTTCAAGGTTTTCGTACCCAATTTCACCTAATTTATCTAAAATTTGGTCTATTTCAACGGTGTTTTCTATCAAAAAACGGTATTGTGACTCTGTAATTACTATTTTCATACTAATAAATAGTTAAAATTGTTGGTTTTTACATAAAAAAGTTGTATTTTAGCCTAAATGTTAGAAGAAAAACTAAAAAATATCCCAAAATCTAGTGGTTGTTACCTTTTTAAGGACAAAAAAGGTCAAATTATCTATGTTGGCAAGGCAAAATACCTCCCAAATAGGGTAAAATCGTACTTTTCTAACAAAAATCACTCAGATAAGACTAAATTATTGGTAGAAAACGTCTCAGATGTCGATTTTTTGACCACTTTAGACGAAAATTCCGCTCTTACTCTTGAAAATGACTTAATTAAGTCCCACAAACCTAAATTTAACATTAAATTAAAGGATGATCGGTCTAAAAAATGGTATTTAACCCTGTCAAATGAGGTTTTTCCTCGTCTTGAAGTAAAAAATGAGACTAATTTGGACACAGATCCCCTAATTTGTGTTACAAGTAGTAATATTTGTTATGAAATGTATGATTTACTACATGATATATTTAATTTACGGTCATGTTCTTATGATATTACACCTGAAAATGTAGAAAATACTAAGTTCTCCTCTTGTTTAGAGTCCCATATGGGTAGATGTGACTCCCCATGTGTGGGTAATATCAATAAATTTGTCTATAACTCCACCATTTCTGACCTAAAAGACGTAATTTCTTATAAAATTGATCAATATAGAGGTAAGTTATCCCGTTTGATGGGTAAATACAGTAAGAATATGGAGTTTGAGAAGGCAAATGACATCAAATTCAGGTTAGATGCACTAAATAAGTATGAGAAATGTGTAGAAACTACAAGAATTGGCGGTTATTTGGTACTTGCAGACGACTTTAAGACTACTTATGGGTTAAAAAACACTCCAATTGACATAGAAATGTATGATAACTCCCATACAGGAGGTGATTGTCAGGTATCTGCCTTAGTTAGGTACACTAATGGTAAGAAAAACACGTCAGAATACCGTAAATTCAACATAAAAACAGTGGAAGGTCCAGATGATTACGCATCTTTTGATGAAGTTTTACGTCGCAGGTTCCAAAGATTACTATCTGAGAAGAAAAAACTACCTGATATGGTTATTATTGATGGTGGTAAGGGTCAATTAGGGGTGGCAAAGAGGGTTTTTAACGAACTTTCTATACTTGATAGGGTAGATTTAGTGTCAATTAGTAAAAATTCGTCTCACAAGTCAGATATTTTACATTTTATTGACGGAAATACTGTAAAATTTGAAAATTCTAAGTTTTTTAACCTACTTGCAACCATTCAAGATGAGGTTCATAGGTTTGTTATAACATTTCACCGTAAAAAACGTAGTAAATCACTTACGAGATAGTGTTGTTGAGTATGATAATAGTATATCGTTGTTACCAATAGAAGGAATTGATGATAAAACTTGGTCTAAATGTTGGTAAATGTTTTCAGACTCCCAATAAGTTTCATTTTGTGGTAAAAATTCTTCATAATATTGTAAAATCGCTTCGTCTAAGTCACACGGATCACCATTTTTAGTGGCACTTATAGGTTTACTAACGTTATCTAACCATATTTGTTCATGTTGAAACCCTTTTTTATATCCAACTGATTTGATTTTTATTTCATAACGTTTATAACCTATGAATGGGGTGCCTGTTGTGAACTTTATTGTGTCTACTTGCTTGAATGCGTTTTCAATTTCTTTAGTTTTCTCTCGATTGAAGTATAAATCACCTTGATTTGTATCAAAATATACTTCTGATTTGGTTTTTACGTCAACATATTTACTAAAATCAATTAACATCTCATCAATTTCCCACCCAAAAGGTAAATAATAATAAGAAACGTCATTTGGATTAGTTATTTCAAAGTTAAAATAGTAAGTTTTGTTTGAATTTTTTACTTCTCCGTAATGAACACTAACTAATTTTACTAAAAGACCATAAATTTCAAATTCTTTACCAAATAAATCGATAAAAAGTTGTTTTGCTTGTGACTCTTCCACAGGATTGGCGTTTTAATCTAATTCTTTTACTAATTCTTCACACTCTGCAATAAATTCTTGGATAATTTTGTTATCATCTTTAACAATACCATCCATAAATCTGTTATATACTTTAGGCCCAAGACTTTCTAACATAAAAGTAAGGTCACTCTCCATAGATCTGTCATAACCACTTACAAATTCTTCTAAAATGTAACGAATTTTAGACCAAAGAGACCTACCGTAGTTCATATTTTGAATTTCATGTTTGTGAACGTCAGTAATACCCATTAAAACATCACCAACTTCTTTCTGACCAGGTAATGAAAATAAACTATCGTAGTATTCCGCACCTTTTACTAACTCATGCATTAATAATGGAAGGTGAGGAGCCCTAACTTCTATAACCCAAACACCTTTTTTTGTTTTATCAGGATATACGTCACAGTATGCCATACGTCCGCCACCTGAAGCGGCCATTCTTTCTAACATTTCGGTGTTTTCCCAATAAAATCTTGACGCTCCTCTTACAAAACCATCATAGTTTTGATATAAATTAGGATCAATTGCCTCAATTTTACTTTTCATCT